TTAATATTTTTTTATTTCCACCCCATTCTTGAAGGTGACACGAATATCTTCCTTATTATAAACTGTTATGAAATCTACAAGGCTACTCCAAAGGCTTTTGTCAAATTCATTAATCATCCGTTCTTGTTTCTGTAGTTTTTTTATAAAGCTTTTCAGGATTTCTACCTTGGCTTTCTTATTCGATATCATTTCCGTTATCTTATCATACTCCCTTTTTCTAGCATCATATTGGTCAACCAGTTGATTGTAACGTCTCTGGTAAATCTCCTGATCCTGTACTGTATTAGCATTTTCATTGATGCAGTTCTGCATCATTTCCACCAGCACCTTAAGTTCTTCTTCGAAAGTGGTAAGTTGCTGTTCCAAACTCTCCGTATTGTAAAAGGTCTGGCAAAGTAATTTTACATTAGCAATAACTTCTTCTTTTTCAGTTATCAGCTGATTGACCGCTGATATAAAAGATTCCTTGGCTTCCTCTTCCGTTATATGAGGTGTTTTACACTTCTTCTCATTATTAAATTTTTGATTGCAGCGATAGATGACCTTTCGATACTTGTCATTGGAGTGCCATACCTTAGCTCCATACCAACTGCCACACTCTCCGCATTTAATCTTTGATGCAAATAATCCAACGCCACTGTATCTATTCTTCCCTTTGGCTCGCTTCATAATCTCTGCCTGTACTAAGTCAAATGTGGCCGGTTCTATGATTGCTTCATGATTATTTTCCACATAATACTGAGGAACTTCACCCTCGTTCTTTTTCATTCTCTTGCTAAGGAAATCTACGGTGTAGTATTTCTGCAAAAGTGCATCACCCTTATATTTTTCATTGGTAAGGATACTTTCCACAGTTTTTGCATGCCATTTTTTCTGGCCTCCAGGTGTCTGGGCTCCAATTTCCATAAGCCTTAGAGAAATTTTATAGTAAGACATTCCTTCAAGAAAACATTTATAAATATATCTTACAATCTTAGCTTGTTCTTCGTTTACTACAAATCCTCCATTGTGACCTCTGTCATAACCAAGGAACCTTTTATACGCTACACTAGCTTTTCCATCTGCAAAACGTTTCCGTTGACCCCATGTGGTGTTCTCAGAAATGCTTCGACTTTCCTCTTGTGCCAAGGATGACATGATAGTAATAAGAAGTTCCCCTTTTGCATCAAGTGTCCATATATTTTCTTTCTCGAAATATATCTCAACACCCTTTTCTTTTAATTTTCTTACTGTCGTAAGACTGTCTACCGTATTTCGTGCAAATCGGCTAACCGATTTAGTTATGATAAGATCAATCTTTCCTTCTAAAGCATCTTCCACCATCTGTTTAAATCCTTCACGACGGGCAGTGCTTGTAGCTGAGATACCTTCATCGCTATACATTCCTACAAAGACCCAATCATCTCTGCTTTGGATGTAGTTCGAATAATAATCCATCTGAGCCTCATAACTGGTTTGTTGCTCTTCAAGTTCTGTTGATACTCTAGCATATCCCGCCACTCTTCGTTTCCTTGCGTTACCAATCGGCTGAGCAGTAACTCTGCTTATGGTAGCCGGAATTGTGGTTACTCTCTTTGCCATTCTAGTTTCCTCCCATCTTTGAAATTAAATTTTGCTTTGTCGTCAAAAAGGATGACTTCTTCCACCTCTTGGATGAACCTCACTTCGTAATTTGCCTTATCTCCTAGCAAGGCTACCGTAGCCATTCTTAGCTCATCCTCATTTAATGATTTCAGGTCACAATAAGCCATTTTATGCTTTCTCTGGCCGTCACAAGTCCACCTCTCGTAATATTCCCGGATAGTTGTTTTGCTGTGAGCAATCGGATTTCTAATACATTTGGATCCGCATTTGCCACATCTAATCTTTCCTGTAAAGCATGTTCTTCCCCTCGGCATTGAGGAATAATCCCTTTCCCATTTCTTAATCTTTCCGTTCTTAAAGTAGAATTCTATCCTACCATCGAAAACTAGGATCCTATCAATTTCCTTTTGAAATCGTTCTTCATCCAACTCCTTATTTCCTAATATATGTGCTGAAGCTGTCCGAAGCAAATCCTCATCGACCGGATGTAAATCACAGAATTTGATTCCCTTGGTTTCCCGAGCATTGCATGTCCATCTCTTATAAGAACTTCTTTCTGTTGTTTTACTGTGAGTAATGTTCCGGCGGCTACATTTGTATCTGCATTTGCCACATTGGACTTTACCAGTAAAGCAAGTAATCTGCTTGTTTTTATTTGGTGCTGTTTTGCCACGCTCCACACGTGCTCTCTCCACTTCCTCGTATAGTTCTTTACTGATAATCGGTTCATGTGCTTCCTCCACACGATACTTCGGTAGTTCTCCATAATTCAGAGTTTTCTTTCGTATCTTGGGTGAGTAGCTTTTCTGCAACACTAGGTTTCCAATGTAAATCTCATTTTGTAGTATATCTTTGATGGATGCCCTCGTTAGTGGATTTCCGTTTATACCCACAACCCCTTTTTTGTTAAGTAGCTTTGGTAACTGAAGTGTTGAAGTGCCAGCAAGGTATTGCTCAAAAATAAACCTAACTGCTTCAGCTTCATCGGGAACAATTATGTATTGGTCACCGTCCCATTCATAACCAAAGGCTCTGCTCGCTGAATGAGGTTCTCCTTTTTCAAACCCCTTTTTGATGGCCCATTTTATGTTCTCAGACATACTTCTGCTTTCTTCCTGTGCAAAGGATGCCAGAATGGTCAGCAATAATTCGCCATCCCCACTCATAGAGCTGATGTTTTCTCTTTCAAATCGCACCTCTACTCCAATGTCTTTCAGATGACGAACTGTTTCCAAGAGGTCTACCGTATTTCTTGCAAATCTGCTTATTGACTTTGTAAGCACTATGTCGATTTTTCCTGCGTCGCAGTCTGCAACAAGACGCTTGAAATCGTCTCGTTTTTCTGTATTGGTACCAGTGATTCCTTCATCAGCATAAACCCCAACATAGGTCCATTCAGGATTTTTCTGTATTAAGGAACTATAGTAACTTACCTGTGCTGAAAAGGAATGTAAAAGCACTTCTGTATCTTTGGATACTCTGGCATAAGCAGCCACCTTTTTCTTTGGTTTTAGCTTCGGTATATCTGCTCCTATTTTGCTGATTTTTCGCATAGCATCGACTCCTTTCCAACACTATATATCACTCTAAAAGCCTACTAATTCAAGCGAATATCAGAAAATAATGTGCCGAAAATCGGCTGGTATTTCTCTAGCATAATTGTATCAAATTCATGATAATCCTCCTTGGATATCACCCCATTTTCTAGCATTGATCTAGCAAGACTCATTGTGGTCTGATAGAGCTTTTCATTTCTAAATTGATCTTCACTCATCCCGGCCACCTCCAAATCGGTCTGCCACATAGCACTCATGGCTACAATACTTCCTACGGGAATTGCCATAGACTTTGAATTGCGTTTTACAGTGAGGACAAGTAAATTCATACACAGCTTTTCGCTTTACCTTATCAAGATTGTTGTTCCACCACTCCATTCTGCACTTATCTGAACAAAATTTCTTCTCTTTTCTACCTGGGTTTTGTTCTACAGAAACACCACAACATTTGCAATAATACATACCATCAGCTACTTGCACTTGTATTTTGGGTATCTGCGCAGTTGCCTTTCCCGTCAAATTGTTTCTTCTACAATAAGACTTTACTGTATTCTCTGAAACACCAAGCGCTTGAGCAATTCTAATATATCCATACCCTTCTGCACGTAGTTTTGCTATTTGTAATTTCTGTTCTTTCGTCATTGAAATTTGCACCTCCAATCGTTGGGGAATTACCCCTCTAACTTCCTAAGGACAGAAATTATTGATTTGGACGGATATTCATAACAAAAAATAGCCGCCAAGTGAAATTAATCACCTAGCGGCCTTAGTAGTAGACTATCCTGTTTTGGAATGAGAAAACTTACTTATAAATGTGCAAAGAGAAGATATGATAATCATTATGCTCGCATCTCCAATATAGCTATTCAAATAGAACTTTTTCAATCTCGTATTGTGAATTAATAATCAACCATAATTGTGGATTATAAATCGTAATATTCCAGATGCCTGTTCCTAATAAACTATATTTAATTACCAATTCTAATAAAGCATTTATACTTCTTGCATCTATAAACCAAACAATATGTTCTATTTTATTTCCATTGCTATTAACACTATATCTAAAAAATGGTGTTTGAGATTTTTCATCAAATTGTATGACGGCGCCTACAGTGCGTGCTAAATCAATAGCTCTTTCGAGGGTCAGAGAATGAACACTGGAAATACCTGCGGAATAGGGGAGTTCCCAATCGTAACCTATGGTCGCTAATCCTGCAATAATTTTATCCGGTAAAATAAATTCCAATAGGTATTCTAAATACACATTCATGTTGTAGATAGAACTGATAGGCGAAGGGGGATTAGTATTCTTTGCCCATTCGTAGTTCATAAAAATGATGTTATGAGCTATATGGTCTAATACAGTATAATCCGCCGTTTCATATCTTATATCATTACCAATAGCAGTTATATTAGGATTGACTATTGCAAAAACAAGATATCCCTCTTCTTTTAATCGATTTGCTATTTTTATAAAATAATTTTCATATACTTGTAAAGATGAAACACTTATATATTCAAAAGAGATATTTATTCCATAATAACCTTTCGTTCTTAGGATTGATAGAATGTTTTCAATTTGCTTATTTTGAAAATCTTCGTTCAATAATAAGTCATATGCCGTTCTAATATTAGCCTCACCTTGAATAGTTAATGTAGTTAATAACATAAGCGGTATAACACCATAATCTTTTGTTATTTGAATAATTTCTGTTTCATCATAATAAGAGATTATTTCACCTTCAATTGTTGCTGTATAATTCAATACTGAAAGATAAGTCAGGTATGGTAATGTCTTTCTTAGGGTGTCTTTATCTATATAGGGAACCGCATTACCGTGTGTTGTAATTTTACCTTTCTTATTATAAGTTATAACAATTTTATCTCCTGGGAAGATAAACTCTCTATCTGCAAGGTATGGATTATTCTGTAATAATTGCATTACAGTCACATTATAAAGCTTAGCGATATCCATTAACGAATCACCATCTTTAACGGTATAAGTAAGTTCAGGATATGTGATAACTATTGATTGTCCAATGACTAAATCATTTGGATTTTCTAATCCATTATCTTGAATTAAGATCGTCTCTGAGACTCCATAAAACTCAGCAATTGATTGTATGTTATCTCCTTGCTGTACTACATGAATTATCATAAATAACCTCAGAACTCTTTATATATTAATACCAGTATATTCAAATGATATTGAATATTTCCGATTTTCATTGATTTGCTATTTCTTAACATAAAATTCAAATCAAATAATCCGATGGGATTTCACAATCCTCGGGCTTTGTTTTACTGTATTAATCATACCTTATATATGCATCAGTAAATCCAGCAGTCTTGACCTTGTTTAGAAAAGCTTCAGCATTAGATTTGGATGTAAACGCGCCAACTTGCACCCTATAATATCTCTTATCTTCTTTCTCTTCTTCTGCCTGTAGTCTTTCTTTCACTGCATTTCTAAAGGAGTCCATGGTCTCACCATGCCTTGGAAACCAGTGCATTACATCTGCATGATTACTGGCTATACCAAGTTTATATCCTTCACTGTGGCAGATGATATTGTTCTCATTTAGACCATATAACTTGCAAAGATACACGCAAAGGTCTATTGCTTCATTAAACACCTTACGGAAGTATGATCTATCGGTTAAGTTATCCTCACAAATCTCAAAACTGATATGTGTGTCATTACCAGACCCTTTCCATCCACTACTACAATGCCACCCACGATAGTTCCAAGGTAACGTTTGATAGGTAGCTATAGAGTCATCTGCCAGCTTGCCAATAAAGGCATGAACGCATACTTGCTTTCCACCTGGTTTATCCTGATTCCAGTGGTTATTGTATTGGTTCTTACCAAGGAGTCCATCATCAGGGCCAACATAACGTTTAAGCCAGGGATTACTCGCTCCAGTGGAGTGAACCATAATACCTTTTGGTTTTATGGTTTTACCTGCTTTATAACAGGCATTTTTCGTAAGTATCAATTTATGCAAATTCAATATTATCACCTCATAATTTTTAATTGGCTGGTAAAGTTACTGGGTACAGATGATAAGTAAATTTCAGATCACAGTACGCACTAGCCGATGTGCCATCACTTCCCATACTGATATACAACCCGAAACCTGCAGGCACTCGGCCTTGACGCATTTGAATATCAGTATGCAACCCTGCATTTGAACTATCAGCACCGATTGGAGTACTGCGTGATATTCTGGTAAAGTTAACTTCATCATTTGATATATATAAGTCTAGTTCTTTTTCACTTGTATCCGATTGACGGCAAAGGGTAACTAAATGACAATCATAAGCCGTCGGATAAAGCAAGCCGTCCTGTCCGCCTATAACCACACTACTGATAGGTAATAATGTTTGCAAAGGTCCTCGAATACTATTAGCACCGCCTGTTCCAGTAGCATTACCGCTAAGGACATATCTTAAATAGCTTGCTCTGGTGAATGCATTGATCGTGGCCGTTGCAGTAGAGGTAAGCGTCAATGGTGACGTCGCATTTTCTGCTCTTTCCAATAAGAATAGACTCTCACCAGAAGGAATGGTAATATCACCAATGGAAAAAATCCGACTCGTCCAATAAGCTGTGCAAGCCGGATTTGGTGATGCTCCTGATCCATAAACAATATTAGCTATATCTTGGATGCCCCTTATGGCTTCTGCAAGCTTCTTGACAGTATTTCGAATGTTCCCTTGTATAAGCACCTGCACATTGTTTGCAGCAGGGCTACCCAAAGCTGTAACAAAGGTATATGTTACCGTACCTATTACTAGATTGTTTCCGCTATTTATGCTCGTAAAAGTGATGGCACCTCTTCGGCTAACCATATCTGGTGCAGTAGCAGTTTCTATCGGATGCAAATGGTTGAGAATAATACCTGTTCGCATGTATAATGTATCACGCATATCCTCGATTAGATCGTGCGTTGTGTTTAGTAAATCATAGTTGTTAGTCAGCAGACCATAGATGAGGTTGAGTAGACTATTTATTTCTTTAACATCTAATTCGGCTAATACTGATAGTACATGATTTAGCCATTCTTGTGCCGGAGGTTCCGGTGGCTGGACAATCCCATCATCCAAGGCATCCTCTACTATGGTTAGAATACGAACGCTTTTTCCTACCACATCACAGTCTGTGACTCTTATTTCCAACCGCCCCACACCGACTTGTACTGTATCTGTTGCACTTGGTGACCACGTTAGGACACCATCAACGTAATTTGTAACCACCGGATACGCAATTCCATCTGGTCTTTTGTAAATAGCATTCAATGATGCTCCAGTGTATTTATCTTCCAATAAGCTAGAAACATCAAACTCAATATTACGGTAATGGTGCTCACCGCGTCGACCAATGAAGACCGTTGCCACTTTTGTTAAATCTATCATGGCTTACCCTCCTGTGACCCACCATCTTCCCTTCGGTGCAGTTGTTTTAGTATATCTTTAAGTTTTTCAGGGATAGGTAACCCAATGTGCGCTGCATTTTCGAGGATAGATATTCCTTCATTACTTAGGTAAAAGAAAATCACTGCAGTTCGCAGAACATTTGCATCTGTATTGCCTACAGCTCCTAATACATTTGTATCTAGCACATGCGCCACGCCTACCAATATAAAAATAAGAACCTTTTTTGAGATGCCCCTCGCTCCGATCTCACTGCACAAATCCTTATCAATAATTGCACATAACACGCCCGTTATATAATCAATTACAACAAAGGCGATGAGCGCATAGAGAAAACCATCAAAGCCGCCAAGAAACCAACCAATAAACCCTCCAGCGACTGTCAATGCAGCTTGTATCTTGTTCCACATCTCTTTCATTCTCAAATCCTCCAATCATATTTTTGCATAGAAAAAGCGCCCTGGTTAACAAGAGCGCTATAACATTATAGTATCTGTATCAATTCCTGCAGTTGTATCATTACATCGGCCTTTGGTCTACCTACTCCAAAAGGTATCCATTCCACTGGTGGTATGTCAAAAGTGGATGTACCATCAAATTCATTAATCCTAGTAATAATTGGTTCAAGTGCTGCTCGTAGCTCTTGTATGTGTTGTGGCCACCTTTCTATTGTGGTTTTTAAAGAAATGATTTCTTCTCCCCATACAATCGGAGGCATACAGTGGAATTCACGAATGGTATTAACAGTAGTACGAAGAGTATTAATATGCGTTGCCTTAACCGTAGTTACATTTGCCGTAATTAACTGAAAAGGTGATGACTGTACATTGAATGTTTTTACAATCTCAGCACTTGAAGTCATTAAGTCACTATCCAAGCACCGAATGGTCACCGTATGACTTCCGTATGATAACGTTGGTGCTTTAAATACCGTTTTTGTATTATCCCCAAGATACCCATTTGTAGAGAACAACTCGGGATTATCAACACTGTTGAACCACTGACCCGCATTAAGCCTTACCTCAACAATCTGTGTCTGACCATCCGGTTCTATACCCGTTGTGATCATAAATCGTGGTGTTAAATTGTATGTTGATCTACCAGACATTGGACATTCGATTTTAGGTGCTGTGGGAGGACTATTTTTCGTAACTATATTACTAGTCACATAAGCAGAAACTGCATCGAGTGTATCTGTAACACTGATACGATATCTTGTTGATGTCCCAGGCAAATTTGATGCTTCCGCTACGTAAGTACCAGATGTTTCACTAGATGCAATCGTTGCCAATGTTTCGTATGATGACCATGGTGGATTACCCATAAATGAAGTACTGCGTTGAATTACATAATGTTTGATTGGACTGGTACCAGGTAGCGTTCCACTCCAATTTATTGCTACAGTTGGAGTTTCATATAAAGTCGGCGAAACCGTTAAGATCGAAGGCGGTGTTGGTAGAATATTTTTACGAACACTGTTTGCTGAGGTCTTCCAATTAGAATAATAATTACTACCTGCTGTTCCTAGTGTGCGAATTCTGAACCTTCGATAATACCCACGTGTTGATGGAGGAGACGCGCTCGTTGATCCACTGTTTCCAGCGGTCATAACTGTTTTAAGCGTACTCCATACACCCCATGTACTATCATCACTAGAATCGCTGTACTCCAGCTCATAACCTATAATTGCATTGCCAGCTCCCGCAGTAGCCCCATTCCAAGAAAGCGTAATACTTCCTTCAGCTACAGTGGTACTTAAAGAAAATACGGTCGGTTCACCACAAGCTGTAATATTGCAGTAAATACTGTTACTGATTTTCTCTGTTGAAATAGCCCCGAGAACATCAACGGTTCTAATGCGAAACTGCGTATAGGTTCCTGAAACATTAGTTACTACGGGATTATAACTACCACTACTGGCATTAAGATTAAGTGTTATGAGTCCATCCCATTCACTCCATGTATTGTTATCAGTGGATGTTCGGCTTGAAATCTGATAGCCTTTAATTGCACTTGTTCCTCCTGCTGCTCCAGACCATGTTAGTGTTATAGTCTCATTGCTGTGAATTTCCGGTGAGGCTATTGCTGTTGTAGGAGCAGATGGCAGCGTATTCTTCCTAACAGTATTTGATGAGACCTTCCACCCCGAGTAATAGGAACTACCTGCAGTACCACGTGTACGGATACGAAATCTTCTAAAGTTTCCTCTGATAGATGGAGGAGAAACTGACAAACTTCCACTAGTAGCAGTAGAATTTAAAATAGTAAGCGCTGTCCAACTCCCCCATGTAGAGTTATTTGTCGAATCACTGTACTGAATTTCATAGGCTGATATATCATTATTTGCTCCAGACTTTGCACCGCTCCAGGATAGGGTTACATTACCCTCTGCCAGTGTACTACTAAGTGAACAAGACGTTGGTGCACTAGCTGCAGTCGTACGGCTTTCCCAGTTAATTGTTAGTACAATCTTTGTAAGGTCATTTCTTCCCTTAAATGACATGTAGTGAGTTGTGCTAGACCCTGCATCAATAAAAAGGCAATTACTAGCTCCACTTCCTATGGAATCAATTAATGCAGTTGAAATATCTATAACTTTATCACCCTGCCCTGCAGAGATATCATAATTGTAGGCAGAACTTACTTTGGTTGGACGGGGAGCATTTATATTGGTTGAAGAGCTCAAAGACGGGATACCAGTTTGGTTCCCAGCATAAAGCGTCATCGTGCGCTCGCTACCCCAGGCACCAGCTCCTGTTCGTGTAAGTGCAAGGGACGCACTTGTCGGGTAATAGTCCTGGTATTGATTTCGTATAGATGTCAGATTAAATATCATAACACCGACGCATTGACCTAAATCTTCAAATACCCCTTGCCTTATATCTTGCGTAGTGCCTGGAATATATCTCCCATCACGCCAAGTACATGCATTTGTAGCTTGGTAATTTGCCATTCTTACTCACCTCATTCATACACTGCTGTAACTAGAGAATTCACTGTTCCGCATAGAATAGAATTTAATCTCGTATCTGTGATATTTCCTATAGTTATAGACGTAGCTGCCTGCGGAACTAATATCTCTGCTAGGCACAATTCATAGACATCCGAGTTTCGTGTTAAGGCAGGAGCACTTGGTGAGGCAGTTGCTGTTCCCGTTAGAACTGTAATAATGATATTCCTTTCAAGAAAGCTCCATCGCATAACAATCCGATCAAACCTAGGGAATGAACCATTTGCAGTTTCTAGTGTCTTGCTAAGCACTGCAGTATTCTCATAATGATATCCGTTAATCCAACCACTTCCAACTGCTATATTTACTGCCATTCCTGAACCTGGAGTCACTTGCAGATTTGTAGTATCCTTATAAAATATGCCATTCGAAACTAAGCTGCCAAAATAGGTAGCAAAATCAGTGGCATCGTAAATCCGGTCACCGTTGGAAGAGTTGAAAAATCCACTCTTTTCCAAAACAACACCCTCCTTCTTTTATATATTTTAAATTAGCTGGGGTCAGCCAAAAAGCATACGCTAAACGGAAGCCACTCATTACCTGTGATGTTCGAAGCATACTCGTTAGTGCCATAACGTGCTGCAGTACATTGTCCGTTTTCACCTACTACAAACAGCCACTTATTCGTACTTGACCCTTGACATAAGGTACGAAAATCATAATTTGGCCTGAACCCTACTGGCAATGTGAACATACTCGTCGCTGAAGCCGAGTTTATGGTAGCACCAGTAGGCGGAGAACATGCACCAAATAAATGCACCACCCGTCCAACTCTTCGGTATCTAGGCCGCTGTGCTGTTCCTCCTGTATAAGCTGTAAAACCATTCTGAAATTCTGCATCCTGTACAAACTGCCACCCAGTATCTCCACCATAAATAATACCTGTGGTAGCGTCTCCATTAACACAAACGGGACCTCCCTCTAGATTTAAATACATGGGCGATGACAATCCGTTATTTCGTGTCATAATCTCATTACCGTCAAAGACCATATTTACTCCACCAGATACACCGATCTGTAACGGATTATCGGACGACGTAAGACTTATATCTCGATTCGGTAACTGTATCGAATTAAACTCACCTTTCTCGCTATAAGTAGATGTTCTTACAACTCCATTATCAATAGCTGTTACCGTAAAATTCTCACCTTCATAAGTGAATGAGCTTGATACAATAGGCAGGTTAGCCACAAGAAGTAGCTCTCCATTTCTGGGGTCAGCTAAAAGATTTCCTGCTTCAGTAAGTGCATATAATCCATTTACATATGCCGTGCCATAGTCTGATAACCAAACATAGATATCCCATATTGTTTTAGTAGAACTTGCGGACTTAACTACTTTGATATCAGTCGGTAAAAATGGACTTTTATCTCTTGTATAAGCTTGCACAAAGGATTGAATGGATATGGTCGAGAAAGATGATGTAGAATAAACATATCCTTCAATGGTACCCATTTTGGGAGTTGTTCCAGTACCAATATAATCGAACTTAAAGGCAATACGATTAAATGAACCATTAATGACAACCCTTGCAACATGGTAGTATTTTGCCAGCGTTGGGTCATTACCTCCTGCTGTTGATGTATTTGCAGCAAGTCTAGCAGAACTAATCATGACACCACCTGAGAATTTTTGAAGATCAGTCCACTCATTTGATTCACCGAGCATTTCAGTAAGGCCTGTCGGAGCTCCAAGAGATGTTCGTACTTGGCTAAATTCAGATTTAAGTTTTTGTGCAATTGTAAGCTCAGCCTTTCCAAAGGTTACATTAATACTCTGTCCTTCCGAATCATAGCTTTCTTCCACTTCTTCGATACGGGCTGTCATCGTAACTCCCCACTTTTTTGAAATAACCTTTACAACCTGACCGAGATCATAATCCGTCTTATAGGTTAAGTTGCTGTGGTTATTGACAATCACATCAAAGGAATGAGACATGGAAAACTCTGAGAGCCTTGTCAGACCACGAAGGATTAATGCCTCATCATAGTCCGTTGGAAAATCTGCAACACGAAGATCCTTCGCATCTACAAATACTTCTCTTCGTTCTTCCCCAGCGCCGTTATAGATATACTCAAAAATACGACCATTCTCACCTTCTCCTTCTCCTCCAATCTTAGCTGTATTGGCATAAGTTGCTGTGTTTTTTGTTAATGTTTGATCCAGTAAGTTATCATATTCCTTTGAAAACACAGCTTGAGATGATGTTCCCATATACAAGGTGACCGTTAAGTGACCAGACTCTGGTGAAAAGATAGTTTTGATTCCAACGGATGTTGCTGTGCATAGTTCCTGTATTTTATCTAAAAGGTTGGTATACGACACTTGCTGTTTCACTGGAATATCTAGATTGGGTGACGAAAAACTAATATCTGTTATTTGCCTATCAGGATCAGATGGTGATATGACATTGTTGTTTATTAATTGTCCTATACAAGCTGATAAGTCACCATTCAGCCTCTCCGTATTCCAGATAATTCTTCGTCCTAACAGTATTGTCGCAAACCTTCCACTAACTATAATGATCTCGCTATCTGTTTGAGATAGTTGTTGAAACTCGATTAATCCAATTTCCTCATCATCGTTCTTCCAGATATAATTTCCCACCTGAAGTAATGCTGCATTTTCAGTGGATGCATTGGCCTTTAATTCAAACGACCCGCACTGGGAGTAACGTCTAGTCCATCGTAGGTATTCAAATGACTCTACAATTCCGATTAAGGCTCGATGTTGATTAAATACGTATAACTCCATATGCTACACCCCCAAAAACTGTGGACGGAAATTTATGATAACATCCAATAATTCCAAGTTCGCCGATGCATCATAGCGAAGATTATTCATGCCGGGTTCTAACTGAAAGAAATTAGAGGATGTATCTAATAAATAAAAGGCGTTGCTTTCTGTACCATTTATGATGCTTATTACTCTTTTTTCAGCAAAGTGAGTGTATATATGATATTCATCCCCATTATTCATTGTTGTAAGAATTCTTATATACTCACCAGTATCCATAAGTAGAAGCTCTGGATTAGTAACTGGCCCTAATGCTCTAAATATAACTTCACAACCACAAGGTACATCTCCGAAATTATCCACTGCAATGATCTGACTTGGCTGTCTCATCCCAAACTCGATGCATTCCTCCGGTATCTCTAATTCAAACTCTAGCAAAGGCTCCCAAGAAGCAAGGTCATGCCATACATCATCCAAGGTTTCAAAGAAAGGGTTTGGACATAGTAGGCTTATAAAGAACTTTGGTATCCTCTCTCTTGAGGAGACTGATAATACAGCCTCCTCAACAACACAGGAAATTTGTCTCTCACGGTATCTTATCACTCCCGACTTCTTAGGGCTGAATAATCTTAGGAAGCTTTTACGCAGCTCATATGCTTCATCTGGTGTATTTGCTATAATCGTGCCCTCTAATATAATGTTTCGCATATCCATCGTGGATGACACATAAAAAGCACCGTCCTGTTCCGGTGCCTTGAATGTATTAACGGTCTGGCGTATGTTTCCTGTACCGTCTATCTTGGTAATGAAAAATGGGCGGCTTTGGTTAAGCGTTATGCTTTCGCCACTTGAGTTGATATAGGTAACTTCCATAGCCATCCCTCCCTTAAAGTTCTAGTGACAGTTTGCGTGATAAGTTTTTAAACTCCCTAGACAATTCCTTTTCAGACAAAGCCTTAGGAGTCACTACAGAAATGTTTTGTGTGATGCCTGCACCAGCGGTATTTACACCACCCTGCCCTATACTTCTGTAATTCATATCAAAGCTTGTAGGTATCACGTTTTGCATATCTTTTGATACTGTTGCCATTACATCTTCAAAGCCCACACCAATGCCTTCACCCATATTACGTCCAAGACCTGCGAATAATTTTGATGGAGATGCAATACCAAAAAAGTCTTTTATTTTTGAAACCACATTTCCGAAAAAACCAGAAATTTTATCCCAAAGCCAAGCTCCTGCATCAGATATTCCTTTCCACAAACCCTTAATTAGGTCATCTCCTACTTCTGACATTTTGCTTTGGTAATCGATAAAAGCATTGACCAATCCTTCGATAATCTGCGGTACAGCCTTTAGTACTTCTATAATAATCTGTGGCAGATTTTCAATAAGAGCAACAAACAACTGAACGCCTGCTAAAATTATCTTGTCGATGTTATCTACAATTGCACCTACCAATGAGGTTACAATCTTCGGAATAGCGGCTACTACTGTCGTAATAATCTGTGGTAATGCTTGAATTAACGATATTAAAAGACGGATGCCCGCATCGATAATCATTGGAATTGAGTCAATAACAGCGTTAATAATATTATCAATGATTTCTGGAATCGCTTCCAAAATTGCATCAATGATCGTAGGTAGTGCTGTTACTAATGAAGTCAGCAATTGAATACCGACATCAATAATCTGTGGAATAGCTTCAATTAGAAAATCCACTACCGCTGAGATTATGGCTGGCAAAGCTAAAATAAGCTGGGGGATAGCCTCCACTAAGCCTTGTGCTAAGCCGAGTATCAACTGTAAAGCTGCATCTAGGATCAGAGGCAAGTTTTCAATAAGTCCTTGAACTATCTGAATGATAGCTGAAACTGCTGCAGGTATAAGCAACGGTAAAGCTATGCTAATACCCTCCACAAGTGCTGTTATCAACTGTATTGCTGCATTTATGAGTAGCGGAAGATTATCGATCAATGCTCCAACAATCGTCATAAGAGCCGTAACTGCAGCCGGTATAAGTTCAGGTAGTAGACTTAAAATTGTTTCAAGTACCTGGGTAAATACGCTTATGACGGTTTCAAGAAGCGAAGGAAGTAAATCTGCAATCGCTTCCAGAATTGCTCCTGTAGCTGTTGGTAATGCCGCTACTATATTCTCTAAAACGGGTACGATGTTAGAGACTACCGCTTGGAAAGCATCAACGAGATTTTCAGTCAGATTTGTCATATCCGCATTAGCATTACCAAGTCCAGCAGTAAATGAGCCAAGTGAAGCTTGTAACAATCCAATGGAACCAGATATTGTCTGAGTTGACTCTTTAGCAAAGTTACCCGCATACTGCTCTGTGTTCTCAAAGAACATCTGCATTGCAACTTCGGCTTTCTCTGCTTGCGTTGCAGTTTTCCATGTGAAATCCAATCCCTTTGAGAGAGCATAGGCTTCAATGTTTGTAGCGTTCATTGCAACACCTAAGTTATCCATCATGGTAAAGTTGCCTTTAGCCGCACCAGTGACGGCTTCCATTGCAGAGGACATATCGATACCCATAACGGATGCCATGTCAGCAGCACGTTGCATTGCTTTTTCAGTTAACTCAAGGCTTTTTTGTTGTTCGATACCAGAACCTTGGAATAATGCACCTATTTTGTTGGCAGTTGCAAGATAATCGCTTTGGGAAACGCCAAGGTTTTTATAGGCTTCCTCGCCTGTTTTCTGAATCGACGAAGCATATTTGCCGAAAACTGCCTCAGAGCCACCTAAGTTCTGTTCCAACTCTCCGAACTGTGTAACTACCTCTTTGCCTAACTTAATTGCTGCAGCTCCGGCAGCAACTGCAACTGTCCCCATTGCTACACCGATACCACTCAATATGCCACCGAGCTTATCAAACTTGCCACCAGCATCTTCTGCACTTTTGCCCGAATCTTCAAGTTCATCTCCAAGATTATCTGCTTCAACTGTAGACTGCTCTAACTCAAGCTCCATGCCATTTAGTTCTGCTTGAGCCTTGTTTAGTTGTATCTGCCAGTTTTGGGTACGACGATCATTTTCACCAAACGAGGTGGTGGCATTATCAAGGGCAGCCTTAAGGGTAGAAATTTTATCTTTCTGTGCATCAATTTCTTTATTTAAAACTGCATTGCGAGCAGTAACCGACTGTATAGATTTATCGTTTTTATCAAACTGACTGGTCACTAGGGCCATTTCACTACCCAGTACCTTAAAGGATTGATTAATATCCCGCAAGGCATTCTTGAATTCACGCTCTCCCTCAACGCCTATCTTTAATCCAAAATTGTCTGCCATGCCATCACCTCCTCCTTAAAAAAGGGCATGAAAAAGGAGCAATCTTTTGATTGCTCCTAAATTAATCCTCATATATTTTTATTACTTCATCGTGACATATAAACTGGCATTTGTCAGTTACTTGTATTCACTCGGAACAGGAATATCAAATCTCTCACACAATAGTTTTACATCGCGCACATCATTTTCATCATGCTCATAGCCCAAGTGAAATAATACTTGATTTTCAGCATCAATACATCTTACCATTTTATCACCTATTTTCCCAATGCCGCTAAACACTTCTGGAGGATATGCTTCTCCTTCAAAAACAATGAATCCGTGTTCATTGAATTTAAATATATGAAGATCAATTATTCTGCCTTTACTATCCTTCCAAACCGTGTGAGATGTGGTGGTATATGCTTCGGTAACTTCAGCAAAGCCTTTTTCTTTTAATATTTCAATAAACTTTTTACTATTATTTTCTTCCACAAATAAATCAATATCATTGTGTACTCTTGTTTCTTCTTCTAATAGCGCATCTACTCCCCAACCGCCATCTATCCAAATGTTAATTTCATTTTCTTCAGCATATGATATTATCTCAATGGCATCTGTTTTACTTACCATGTAATCCCTCCGTTCAATTTCCTATTTGTTTGTAACTCTTTTAGCATTAAATAAAGAGTATCATAGTTATCAATATATTTCAAATACCATATGGAATAATATCATCAATCGTTCGAGTTCTTTTTGGTTTCTCTATACCATGCCATTGCTTATGGCAGGTCCATAAATCAAAAAACAGTCCTATTGGCATAAGCCAGAACTCCTCAGCATCCATGCCCATCTGAACTGTTCCATAGTAGAAAAGCCGGGTAAAGACTTCAGTGTCCGTTACCCGACTTCCACGTTTTTTGGTGTTTCTTCTTCACTTTCCACATTTCGTTTCGTACCTTTAAACATAGCTTCCGTGATAGCGTTTTTATATGCTGCTAAATCAAATGGTGTAGTTAGAAGTTCCACCTCTTCCTCGGTTAGCAATTCTTGTGGTGAATTTTTGTTTCTAAGATTCTGAATTAGAATAGACTGATTTGCAAGTATTGTGATCAGCCATATAATCTCATCCAGTGCCATCTCAAAGTTTTCAGACTTCATCAACTTTTCGCCAAGATTTTCAAGTCCACCGTATCGACCAGCAATCGCCTTTGTTGCTCGTGTAGTTAAAATAAGTTCATACTCTTTTCCACCAATATTGATAGCCGCACTTCTCTCATTCTCCATCATTTTTCCTCCTAAGGTTCAGGTGTATATACTGGTTCATAAACTTCCGTAAACCAACCTGTTATAATTGCAGAAGAAACACCTGCATCACCTTCTGTGACCTCTGCTTTCCATGGATGTTTTCCCATACCATCCAGCTTGTTTCTTCGCATTACCGTCCCTTCAATCGTGGGTGTAGAGAAGGTGATGGTATCTGCTTTTGTTTGTAAGTTGGTTGCTGGTAATCCAAACATCACTTTGTATAGCCAAAAATATCGGTATGTGCCATTGGCCTTTTGAGCACGAAATCCTACCGCGACAGGGGTTCCTACGTTCTCACTTGCTGAGATTAATACTCCGTTGTCGTCTGTAGTCGCACCAGTTAAATCTGCTGCTACAGTTGGGCCAATGTCATCTACACCAAGAGTGAGTGTGCCACTGTTAAAGTCCTTCACGACCTCGGCCGCACCATCATCCGCATACAGGATTGCTTCAACCAACTCCACCGAGAGTTCGGCAGTAATGGCTTTTGCAAGAACTGAAGGTACAGCATAGGTTTCTTCACCATTGATATCTTCAGTTATTTTTGAATAGTACAATCTATCAAGACCGATTGTTGCCATAAGTTACTCCTCCAATCTATAGTTTTTTGCCACATCGATGGCATAATGGTGATATCCGGTATCGTCCTCGTGGCCAATATACCGACGTTCCGTCACAGTGAAGTCTGCATCTAGTAAAGCTTGTGTGAGCTGCCTTTTCCGTTCTAAGTAATTATTTTTTGAGAACAGAGATATCCTAGCTTCCTGCACATCAAATCCTGGGCGATTATCCGCATGGACTTCGAAGATTTCTGAAAGAGGAAGTATCACAGCATACTCATCCGGCGCTAAACCTGAAAAGACCCCAGTTTCAACGGGGAGTGGTATAGCGGTAACGAGGGTATTGAGTTCTTCTAAAATATTCATATCTTACTGATCTCCTCCTCTAGCTTGGCTATCATAGCATTCATACAAGCCTTTCTAGACGCAGTTCTCGCTGGTTTAAGGAAGGGTTTTGCAGGCTGACCATGCTTTCCGTATTCAATGATACTAGCAATTTTAGCATTACTTTCTCCATCTGATCGTGGCTCTGCAAAACCAACTTTCACATTGAAGTTGCCGCCTCTATCCTGTTTTGCACCAGAAAGACCCAATGAGGATAGCAGTTCACCAGTGCTTCTTGATGAATATTTAGTATCCCTGCCGATTGCTTTACTAAGATTACCTTTGACTTTATCCAGAACCACTTCACCACCAACTTCTAAAACCTTTGGTAGAATAACATCAGTCTGGTCAGATAACCTGGATACCTTTAAAAGAAATTCCTCCGGCATCTTGATATTTACTCTTGCCATATCCATCACCTCACAGTTGGTTCTATCTTTTCAGCTAAAACCTCAACATACATCCCGCGGCTTCTTACATCCTCTACACTTAAAATTTGATATCTACTGTCATCACAGACTATGGCCATTTCTGTATTAACCTCAAGTCCAGGGATTTTCCTAAACCGAAATAGGCAAGAGGCAGTAGAAAAAGAAGCCATATTCATCCACCTCTCACTGCCGTGACGATCTTCCTTATAAGCACGTACACTAGCGAGTATGTTATCTCCCTTTATAGAAAAGCCTTCCTTATCTTTAATTGGCACGGTGCTAATAATATCAATAAAGGTATTCATCTTTCCAAAGCTCATGCTATACACCCCACTCTCGGTCAAGGCGTAAAAGTAAATTCACTGTGTTCCATACTTGTTGACCCGCCTGTACACTATCAGCGAAGAAACCAGCCGTCGAACCATCCCTACTTTCATAGAAATGGCTCGACAGCATTATCACTGCTTGTTCTGTTGTAGGTGGCATGGTATTGGTTTCATAATAGCCTTCAGAGACATGCTGATAACTCTGGGCATACGACAATGCTGCAGTGATAAAACCAATAAGGAGATCATCATCTTGGTCATGCTTTAGGATTAAGTTCGCCTTGACCTTAGGCAAGAGATTGTCTGCAACTGCCATATCACCAACCTCCTTTAGTCAGCCTCCATTAGTCCTGCAGCTTTTAATTTGACTAGCAAGGCATTGAAATCCGTAACCACCCCAGCGACATCAGTGGCTGTGCTGTCCGCTTGATTTTCAGCAATTGGGAGCCCCGTTACTGAAGCTCCCTCTAAGATTTCTAAAGTTCCACCAATTACTAATTTCTCGCCGCCTTGCTCCATGTAGTTCTTCGTGTTATAACTCATATCGCACCTCCATTACGCTTTCTGCTGGAGCACCTTAACAGCCTCTGGTAAGATAAGCTTGCCATCAACACGTTGAGTAGCAATAAATCCTACTTGACCTGTAACGGCAAAGAGTTCATTTAATCTTTTGAATACTCTTCCTTGACGATCAGCCACCCAGTAATAGCTGAAGTCACCAAATATTACGGTCTTTGCTGCTGCTTCAATAGTAGGCACATATGCAGAGGTGTAAAGAGGACGGTTTAGAATGGTATCTGGTGTTCCTGCTTGGATGGAAGGTTGCCATAGATACTGTCCGTTTCCGTCTTTCAATTTACGGATGGCTTTAATCGTAGCATCGTTCATTACAAAAACAGCCTTATTACGATATGGTGCTTTCAGACTGTAGAACAGATCTAGCATTTCGTCCAGATTGATAGCTGTTGCTCCAGCTGTAGTAACACCAACTTGACCACCACCAGTGGCATTCAGAATACCTGTTGGCTTACCTGTTCCATCACCAACGAAGAAGGCTTCCTCCTCCTTGTTACCGATACGACGTGCGAACTCTCTTGTAATATAGCTTTCAAGATTAAACACAGAGTCGTTTAGCAATTCCTCAGAAACTTTAATCATGGTTGCCAGTTTATAAGCACCAATGGATACCTGACCAAAGCTATCATCACTCTCAGGAATTGCTCCTTCTTCATCTACCCAGCTTGCAGTTCCTTTGCTTGCAACAACTGGGATTTTTCGATCACCGGAAGATGTCGTGATAACATTAGCAAGTCTACGGAAGATATTCTCTTCTTCTAGTGCTTCCACTAGGGTTCGCTCGAATTCATCCGGTACAAGGTATCCACCCTCAGAATCGGTACCAATCGTCAAAGAATTTTTTACATCATAACTGACCTTATCACGCATAGCGTTCCAAAATGCCTTTTTGTATTCAGCACTTGCACGGCCGGTCTTTTCCTCTCCCGTTCTTGTTGGCTGATTCGTAATGGGGTTACTGGTTGCTTTCGACAGTTCTAGGTCAATAGATGCTTGACGTTCCAAACGCTCGATTTCCTTACCAAGAGCCACAACGTCTGCTTCCATCTTTTCATAGGTTGCAGTGTCTTCAGCGGATAGCAAACCATCACCGCCACGTTTCGTATCAAGGAATGCTTTTGCTGCATCCCATGCCTTAGCGCGCTTTTCGCGCAATTCAAGAATTTTACTCATTGTATTTCCTCCTTTAAATTAGTGAGAAATTAAAGAAAGCCGCTTATCCAGCGACTCGATTGGGGTTCTTATTTTCGGTTTTTGTTTTTTGGGAATTTTCCCAAGAAGCGAGTTACACACAGCTGCACGGGAGAATATAAGTCCTTGCCCTGTATCGAGTGGGCTATGGTCTTCATCCTCCGTGAACATAGTTTTGTCAGCAAAGCCAAGTTCAATGGCCTTGTTTGCGTTCATCCACGTTTCCGCATCCATCAGATGTGAAATTTTAGTTCGGGATAGCCCAGACTTCAGTTCATATGCGTTGATAATACTTTCCTTTACTTCATCTAACAAGGCTTTGGCGCGAAGCATTTCCTCACTGTCTCCAATGGCAATGGTCGAAGGATTATGGATCATAAGCATGGATACAGGGGACATATATACATCACCACCTGCCATGGCAATAACCGATGCTGCACTTGCTGCCAGTCCATCAATCTTTACGGTTACATTACCTACATAATCCATCAGCATGTTATAGATTTGTGCAGCTGCAAATACATCTCCGCCAGGTGAGTTGATCCACACAGTGACATTTCCTGAGCCAGCCATTAATTCATCCTTGAATATCTTAGGTGTTACTTCGTCACCCCACCAAGTCTCATCAGATATTTCTCCGTTGAGATAAAGAGTACGATCCTCGGTGACTTCATCCCGCACCCAGTTCCAAAATTTTCTCATTGGCTATTTGCCTCCTTTTCATAAAAATTTCCCGCTTGATTAAGCGGGAGCATGTTGCCGTTCACAAGATACAAATCTCCACCTTCCTCAACAGGAATGCGATTCATATCCTCCAGTTCACGGATGTCATTTGCAGACATCCACCCATTTTGTCTTCCAACTGAATATCCATTCATTCGGCTCTGATAGTCACCACGGAGCAAGCCATCGAGATTAAACTTAATAAATAGTACTACTTTCTCAGATGGTAATAATAAAGTTTGCTGAAGGCTTTGTTCCCATCGAATCACCCATGGATCAAGTGTGTATTTTACAAACTCCAGAGACTGTTGCTCGATGTTTGAGAAGCTGGATTTCTCAAGATCTCCGACCATATGTGGTGGTACACGGAAGATACGAGCAATCTCATTAATCTGGAACTTCCGTGTCTCAAGAAATTGTGCCTGCTCAGGTGGGATACCTATGGCTTGAAACTTCATGCCTTCTTCCAATACAGCAACCTTATGAGCATTTCCACTTCCTTGGTATGCACTGTTCCAGCTATCTTTGACTCGTTGTATATCCTTGATTACACCTGGGTGTTCCAATACTCCGCCGGGATTTGCACCATTAGCGAAGAATGCTGCACCATATTCCTCTGTTGCAAGTGACATTCCAATAGCGTTCTTGGCCATTGCTATTGGGCTATAGCCAATAAGTCCATCAAAACCAAGACCCGGGATGTGTAGAACTTCATCTTTGCGAAGTGTGACATAGCCACCTTTTGGGTTTAAACCACTTTCATCAACATCACGGTAATATGTGTATACTAACTCTCCATTTGATGCTCGGCTAACATCCATTTTGCTTGGTAACAGAGGGTAAAGTGCAATAGTCTGACCACGCCCGTTGCGAACAACCTGTGCGTAGGCATTACCCCAAAGTAAAAGATGACTCATAAGTGTTTCTCGAAACACAAATGAAGTCATCTCTGGATTTGGTTCATCATGAAGAAGGTGATACAATGGATGGAAAGGTATTCTTTCTTTTCCTCCGTCTGAACGGTATCTATATACATGTAATGGAAGTCCTGCTATAGCTTCAGCTAATATTCTTACACAAGCATATACCGCCGTTGTCTGCATAGCAGTACGCTCATTAACCGTTTTACCAGCTGTTGTTCCGCCAAACAAAAATGAAAATGAACTTCCTATACGATTTTGGGGTTTATCTCTTGACCGAAACATTCCTTTTAATAAACTCATAAGCATCACCTCCGAATAGTTAGAATACAATTAATCCTCGATTATCATAAACAGAATTGCTTGCTCCACCAAGCCGTATAGCTCTATCAAGTGCCATAATTGTTGCAACCGCACCATCTATCTTCTCTGTACTCTTCTCTTTGTCTGGCTTGATATTCCCAGCAGAATCAGTTCGAATAAATATATTGTCCATCATCCATCGAAGTACCGGGTGCCCTCCGTGAGCAAATTTCCCTTCCAAAGTTAACTTCATCAATTCTTTAGTTGGTGGTGACATATCTTTAAATCCTTGACCAAATGGCACCACTGTTAAACCCATTCCTTCAAGGTTTTGTACCATTTGCACTGCTCCCCATCGGTCGAAAGCGATTTCTCGAATGTTATACTTCAAACTCAACTCTTCGATAAAGTTTTCAATGTAACCATAATGCACTACATTTCCTTCTGTTGTCTTTAAGAAACCTTGTTTTTCCCATATATCATAGGGAACATGATCCCTTCTCACTCTTAGGTCGAGATTATCTTCTGGTATCCAAAAATAAGGAAGAATAATATACTTATCATCTTCATACTCTGGTGGAAATACAAGAACAAATGCTGTTATATCCGTTGTTGATGATAAGTCCAATCCACCGTAGCATTGTCTACCTACAAGACTGTCAGGGTCTACTGCAAATGAACACTTATCCCATTTTTCCATAGGCATCCAACGTACTGATTGCTTCACCCATTGGTTTAACCGAAGTTGTCTGAATAAATTTTCTTCTGCAGGGTTTTGCTTTGCATTTTCACAAGCAATTTGTATCTTTTCAATATCTACAGTAATACCCATTGAGGGGTTGGCTTTCGCCCATACCTTCGGATCTGTCCAGTCTTCATCTTCATTGGCACCATAAATGACTGGGTAGAATGTAGGATCAACCTTTCGCCTTTCTAGAATATCCTTTGCTTTTTGGTGTACTTCATAACATATTGAGTGCGGATCATTGCCCGCAGTAGTAATCAGAAAATATAGTGGTTGCTTTCTTGCATCTCCAGAACCGTGAGTCATAACATCGAAAAGCTGCCGGTTTGGCTGAGCGTGTAGCTCATCAAATACTACTCCATGAACATTTAAACCATGCTTTGTATAAGCTTCAGCAGAAAGAACCTGATAGGAACTCCCAAGTGGTTTATACACTAATCTCTTTTGAGAAAGTACAGGTTTTATTCTAGCTTTTAACGCCGGACATTGCTCTACCATCTCAACAGCCACATCAAAAACAATGGATGCTTGCTGACGGTCAGAAGCACAGCCATAAACCTCTCCACCATGTTCAAAATCACCGCAAGTAAGCAGTAGTGCTACTGCTGCCGCAAGTTCTGACTTTCCTTGCTTTTTAGCAATTTCGATATAAGCAGTATTAAATTGACGGTATCCATTCGGCTTTGTTATACCAAATACATCTCGTATAATCTGCTCCTGCCAGTCAATCAATTCAAATGGCTGACCATACCACTCTCCTTTAGTGTGTTTTAAACAATTTATAAATGCTACAGCTGTATCAGCTGAATCCTGATTATAAACCGAACCATCTGCTTTGAAGATGGTCGGCTTGTATGTCTTTAGTTTTCGTATCGCCGCCACCTCCCCGTGAACACTGAAAAAGGAACCCTTATACAGAGTTCCTTCTCATAAAAGCTGTCTATTTTATTCCATGGTTTCACCCGTAAGAATGAAACGTACATAATCGTCTCTATGATCAGATAGGTAATCAATCAGTTCATAGTACCCATCACGCTCTGCAATGTCGATAACAACAGGAATGTTAAACATATTGGTTTCACCTGTATCTCGAATTGCTAGAATTTGATCCCTAATTTCTTCGGTCATTCACCATCCTCCTCTGCTGAAACGCTAATAGTAATCATTTAATATTAAGTCAATACTTTAGTCGTCGATTTTCCTACATGAGTCCTCGCCAAAAACCACTCCTAGAGAACCTCCCCTATCCCATTTCACATGAATGGTACCAATATCATCTACACCGGTAACGGTTCCTTTATCTCCAGTCATTAGTTTTGTATAAGGGTCATTCATTTCTATAAGAACTACTCTCGTTCCGGGAATGTAAGAATCCTTCAACCGTTTTAATGTATCTGCTGATATTCCTCTCACTATTGTTCCACCTCCTCAAGCTTAGATGGTGTACTTTTAAATGCAGAACTTCCTATTAGCTTTGAAAGTAGAATTTTTCGCAATTTCTTATATTCCGAACCGATAAAACCAAGGCGAAGAAGGAAGCAACGGAAGGCATATTTTTCATTCTCTACTTCCTTTGCTGTTGCAGTTATTCTCACCTGTGTCTTAGCCATCTCACAGATAGCTGTAATAAAATGTGTGTAGGCATTCACTTCATCGGCATTTGAATCAAAGGGAAACCAAGGAAAGCGAAATCTTTCTTCAGTCTGCTCAATCGGTAGGGCTTCAACACCGAGTGCTTTCTTTATAAGAGCTCCTTTACTTTGGATGAGCTTATCAAGATTTGCTATAGCATTGTCAGTAAAGCCTTCCTTCGGTATCTCAATTGTAAGCAAGTCAGAGGCGTTTGTGTTGCCCTGTGTCGGGTTTTCAGGCTCTTCAAAGGCGAACCCTCGACCTACAAGTTTATCGAGCAGTATTTCCACCGTTTCGCTGTCTGTGCGGTCATCAAAAATAAGTGTTCCTTCTTTATCCACCACAAAGCCATCAATATCATAAATGAATGTCGGTGCTCCTCTATAAACTGGCTTTACTTCAAGGATCTCACCGATTGCAGTAACGATTGCTTTTCGTTCACTCCCTGAACGATTAAATCGTATTTTCATATTCCTTATACCACCTTTCTTTTTGGTAGTGTTATATATCACTCTAAACCAAGTAAATAGCAAGTGGTATGTAGCTTATATTTTACATTCTACTATTTACACAAAGCTGTAGTTATTTCATGAATTAAGTTCTATAATGCCTGCAAGTACAAAGCAAACGCATGGCAAGGCAACACCATTTCCCCACATTTTATATTCTGCTGAATCCGAGTGAGGATGTTGTAACCATTTGATAATTTGCTTTATACTTTTTGGCTTCTTAGCTTTCCCTATTATCCTTCGGTGTGTTTCAAATACATCCATCCAGAAAGCAATATCTTCTTCCATAGGATCTTTTGTTCCAAGGTCACTACACCACCAATCCGGGAATCCTTGAAGTCTTGCGCACTCTGTTGGTGTCAGCCTTCTTACAATATACTCTGCACCATCAATATCATTAATTAACGGAGGGTCTTTATAATCTGTTGCCACAAGTGTATTTGCCAGCTCTGTTTCTGCACTGGTAAAGAAGGATGCCTTACTGGATGAATAGGTTGGAGTCGCTACTGCACTCGGCCCCTGCGCATTTAGTGTTGAAGAGATGCCTTCATCGTTTATACCTAGGTTTCTTGCAAAGTTCTGACCACAATTAAAGCTTTCTCTATCAATGGCATAGACTACAGCGTGTTTATCTACGGTATTTAATGTGAAAGAAACATCCTCGCTTACACCATCACCTTGTGGCCCATTGCAATCTCTTCTTCCAATCATTGAGCCTTGCAGAGCAACCACAGCAATACCTCCTTGATTACAGGATGGATTTCCACCGTTGCAATCCACCGTACGTGAGGTCTCTGCCTTATAGATACCACTGTGAGGATTATCAGATTTCATTGAGTTGCTATCCTTAGAACAAATTCCATAAGCAGTAGGAACAAATAAGGTTTGATCGTTATTACAAGAAATCGTAGCAGATTTATTATCTTGTATTAAGGCTCCTTTACCTCCATCTTCACAGCCACACCGTATTTTTAATGTCTTTGGTGTTTCCATTACAAAAGGTTGGTTATTGCCACCCGTACCAAACGTGGCAAGAACTGTCTGTACTGTTTTAAGCGGTCCCACATAGCGACTGTCCTGGGAGTGATTTTCAAATACCAGTGGAGGGTGGTTTGATTTAGCTCGAAGGGTGCAAGTCATATCCTCCGTCACATCCATACGATTCCCACCCTGGTCATTTAAGCAGATTGTGCCTGTTTCTCCAGTGCCATCTTTAACATAGGTGGTAATTCCTTTCCACGGCTTGATGCTCTGCGAAGAATACCCTGACAAGCCTTTGGACTCAAATAATATTTTTCCGGCACTCCTACTTGTAAAATCTGCGACAAGGTAGATACGTTTTCTTCGTTGGGGTACTCCCCAGTATTGCGCATCAAACACTCTCCAGGCGATGGAGTAATCTTCTCCCACGATTTCTCCTGCACTAAGCCATTTGTTAGGCTTAGGAATAGATATGGTTTCATCTTTAATCCCTGTGATACTTTCGAGGACTGCCCTAAAATCCTCTCCTTTATTTGAGGAGAATGCTCCGGGGACATTTTCCCACACGATAAATCTTGGATATTGTCCATTCGTTTTGCACCTCATTTCCTTAATAACCCGTATCGCTTCATAAAAAAGGACGGATTGTTCTCCGTCCAGCCCAGCTCTTTTCCCTGCCACACTCATATCGGTGCAGGGTGAGCCAAACGTTATAATATCAACTGGTTCTATATCGGCCCCGTTAATAATGCTAATATCTCCTAAGTGCTTTATCCATGGCATTCGCTTTGATGTAACTCTAATAGGGAATGGTTCAATTTCTGAACAACTAATTGGCTTAATGCCAGATAAAATTGCTCCAAGACTAAAGCCTCCACTCCCATCAAAAAGAGAACATAGTGTTAATTGTTTATGCATATTTCCACTGATATCCACCACAACTAATCCTCCTCCCTTTGAGACAGCAACAAATATGCCCTGCATTTACTCCAATACTTCTCGATGCTGCAGCTACCCCCTCGTGACGAGCAATAAAAATCCCATGCTTATCATACTGAAGCACGGGTTTCATTTGTTTTCTATTAATTTGATTGTAATCATGTTTTGCTGCAACGACTTTATAGTCTATATTTCTTGCTTTATAATCTGTATTTTCTATAACACGAGCAATTCTTGTACCATGAATATTTTGTTCCGCTTGAGTTGCCCATTCTAAATTTTCAATACAATTATCTTGTTTATTTTCGTTAATATGATTCACTGTTAACTTTTTTACTGGGTTGGGAATGAAAGCTTCAGCCACGAGCCTATGAATCATACAGTCTTTTCTTATTCCATTTGCAGAAAGGCTTACTCTATAATATCCTTTTTTTGTCTTTTTTGGTTGGAGCACAGTGTTATTTCGTAAACTAAATACCCTGCCTTTATCACTTACATGGTATTCATTATCAAAGCCTAATATAGGCTTCCATTCTTCACTCATTGGTAGTCACCTCCGATATATCATGGTACCTATACTCGATACCATCTCTTAGAAGAAGTACACCATCTGAATTACCGACTTGCTCAATATATCGATTGACAATAACATCACAATACTTTTCATCTAACTCAACCATATAGCAGATACGATCAATCTGCTCACAAGCAATAAGTGTGCTTCCAGAGCCTCCGAAGGGGTCAAGAACGATTGAGTTAGTTAAACTGGAATTTCCAATTGGATAAGCTATAAGTGCTACTGGTTTCATAGTTGGATGATCCGCATTTTTACTCGGCCTGTCAAATTCCCAGATAGTCGTTTGCTTTCGATCGGAGTACCATTGATGTTTCCCTTTTTTCTTCCATCCAAAGAGAATTGGTTCATGCTGCCATTGGTATGGACTTCTTCCTAAAACAAGACTTTGTTTTTTCCATATGCAAGTGCCACTTAAATAAAACCCTGCATCAGAGAACGCTTTTCTAAAGTTAAGTCCTTCTGTATCGGCATGGAACACATAAATGGAACCATCATCAGCAATAACCTTTGCCATATTGCTAAAACTATCAAAAAGGAAATTAAAAAAGGCATCTGGCGAAAGATTGTCATTTTGTATCTTTCCTACAGTGCCTTCATATTTCACGTTATAGGGAGGGTCAGTTACAATTAAATTTGCCTTTTTACCATCCATCAATTTTTCATATGTTTCTGATTTTGTACTGTCTCCACATAAAAGACGATGCCTACCTAAAATCCACAAATCACCTTGCTTTGAGAATGTAGGTTTCTTCAGCTCCTCTTCAACATCAAAATCATCTTCTTTTACATCTTCAGCAGAGTTTAATAATGTATTTAATTCAGCTGCATCGAAACCTAAAAGATTGATATCAAAATCAAATTCCTGTAAACTTTCCAGTTCAATGGCCAATAAATCTTTATCCCAACCTGCATCTTCAGCAAGCCTGTTATCAGCAATAATGTAGGCTTTCTTTTGTGCTTCCGTTAGATGGTCAACAAACACGCAAGGCACTGTTTCTAGGCCATCTTCTTTCGCAGCTAACAATCTACCATGCCCTGCTATAATGTTATATTTTCTATCAATCAAAATCGGATTCACAAAACCAAACTCTCTAAGGCTTGATTGGATTTTTTTTATTTGCTCTTTGCTATGGGTTCTTGAATTATTTGCATATGGTACAAGTTTTGAGATTTCAACTTGTTGCAATTCATGAGTATATTTCTTATCATTATCCAATTTTCTCACCCCGTTCTAGTAATTTTATAAGACCTTTATTTGCACCAACAACATCGCCAGCTAATGCTTGCCCACGTATTGTTTTATACTGTTGCGTGGTTAACCTTACTCTTTGCTTTTTTAAATGCTTTAAAAATATATTTAGAGTCATGCGCTACCTACCTCTTTCTTCCTGATAAAAGAGCCTCCATAATTTCGTCTTGAGGATTTCCAATAAATGACGTCGTGCAATTTTGTTTTACGATATCAAAAATCTCATACCAAATAAGATTTGCTTGCTTTTGAAACGATTGGCTCATCTGTACAAATGGACTTGTTATAGCACCACCTGTTGTTGGATGTTTTCCTAAAAGCCCGTATGTACTAATCGCTTCCTCACACTGGATATAACGGGTAAATGCTTGTGCATAAGCTTCAATCAATCGAGGGTTAACGAACTTCTCGCACCCACGTTCTTTCAGCCATTTCCAAGTTTCAGTGTATAATAAATCTGCACCTAACGGTTTACCATCCCTTTGTTTTGCACTGAGATAATCACTCGGAGCGGGCATATCTTCTCCGTACAATTCTACGACTCCCTCCGGTTCATCAATCTTAAATACTGTTTCAGGCTGTAGGTCTGGTACCTCTAATATCTTTGCTGCTTTGCCGCTTGCTATTTTATCAGAAAGTGGTAGTGGCTTATCACCTGCACGAACTCGTCTTCCTCCTCTATTCGTTCCGTCTTTCGCCACATTTTGCTCCTTTCTTGACTTGCAGGGGTTAATCCCCCGTTTGAACTGGATTTTTTTTGCGTGATGCCCCACGCCCGTTGCACAATTGAAAAGCTGTGGAGATTCTCATCCCCCTACCGGGTTCTCCAACGATCCCCATCTCTTGCAGTGATAGTAGAATGACAAGGAGTACAAAGTGCCATCAGATTCCTTTTATCATGAGTTCCACCTTTTGAAAGTGGTAAGATATGATGTACCTCATTTGCTGGTGTCAGCCTTCCATTCTTCCTACACTCTTCACAGAGAGGGTGAGCTGCAATATAACTATCTCGAATGCGCTTCCAGGCTCGACCATAACGCCTTCTTGTTTCAGGGTCACGGTCATACTTTTCATACCGTGATGCTTCCTTCTTTGCATGCTCCTCACAAAAGCGACCATCAGTTAACTCAGGACAGCTAGGATATGAACAAGGTCGCTTAGGTTTCCTTGGCATTTGCTTCACCTCATTTTTGGGCATAACAAAAGCCACCAAGGATCTCTCCTGCGGTGGCCTGTGTCTATACTTTCTACAATACCATTATACTATATTCTGTAATAACATCAACTCTCCTTTACTCTCCACTTGCATTAATAACAACCTTCTTTAGTGCTCTATCACGCATTCGATAAGTATGCTGAATGCTATATCCCATCTTGATAGCAACTTCCTCCCATGTGCAGCCACAAAGAAAACGAAGCTCAAGCAATGTCTGGTATTCCTTATTTTCTACTGCTTTGATACTAGCAGCAATCTGCCGCTTAATGTCCATTAACTGATGTATGTCACGATCAATTTCTCTTTGAAGATCCACAATCTTTGCAACTACATTTGCCATAGAGGATACGCTATGGTTGGGATTACGAGGCATACCACTGATAGTAGAGGTGCATTTTGTTGCCAGTTCATTTAAGGAAGAAAGCTGTTCAAGCTTGCTGTCGATGCGAAGATCAAGTCGGTAAGCTTGGCTAAGAAAATCTAAAGCAGTCATATTAGCCCACCTCCATTTCACGAATCTGCTTTAATAGAACATCACCATCCAGAGCAGTGAGCTCCCCAAACCAACCGGATCGGAAAAAGCGTTCTACATCATCCCGCTCTCCTTCATTTTTAATGATATTATTTAGCAGAGTAATCTTTCGAATATCCTTTTTCGCTTCCTCAGTATCTAGATCAGGAGTATGTGGATGGTGTTTTAGGAAATGGATTGCTTCTCGGTAGTCCTTAACTGCCTGTATGATAATGGCATTTGCTAGATTGGAAAATCCATCTTCAACTATAAAAGGTTTAGCTTGATTATTGTTTTTGTACATAAACAGTACCTCCGATTTTAGAATTTTTATTCCCTCGGATTTACTCAGATTGTCTCAGATTTGCAGATTAGCCTTTACAGCATCGATTAATGCGGATTGTGTGTTATCCTTATCCGATAAAGCTCGAAGAATTCTCTCATCAATCGTTCCAGCGGCAACTATGTGCTGCACCACAACGGTATTTTCTATCTGCCCTTGTCTCCACAACCTTGCTATTGTTTGTTGATACAATTCCAAGGACCATGTCATTCCAAACCAGACTATGGTGGATCCACCAGATTGGAGGTTAAGGCCATGACCCGCACTCGCAGGATGTATTAATGCGATGGGAAGCTTACCAGCATTCCACTTTTGTATACTTTTGTCTGTATTGAGTTGTGTGAATTCTACTTTTAATTTATTAAGCCTCTCTGTGATACGCTCCAAATCATGTCGAAACCAATAAGCCACTAAGATTGGCTTACTGTTTGCTGCTTCAATAATATCCTCCAAAGCATCCAGTTTTTTGTCGTGGATATACACGATTTCATTTGTATCGGAATACACTGCCCCATTTGCCATTTGACAAAGCTTCCCTGAAAGTGCTGCTGCGTTTGCTGCTGTAATATCATCAACGTCACGAAAAGGAAGCATCAAATCCCTTTTCATATCATCGTATAAATCCTGTTCTTCTGGGTCCAGATAAACTAAATAGTTAGAATTAATTAGTTCTGGCATCTGCAGATAGTCGGTGGATTTCATAGAAATCGTAATATCCGATATTTTGTCATAGATCCGTTGCTCAGCTCCCGGCAATAATTTGTAGCTATAAACAATCTGACCATTCATTCTATCGGGCTTGAAGTAGTTATTACGAAACTGGGTAATTAATCTTCCAAGACGCAAACCCATATCAAGCACACGGAACTCAGCAAACAAATCCATCAAACCGTTACTACTTGGTGTTCCTGTGAGTCCTACTACTCTTTTTATCTTTGGTCTTACCTTCATAAAAGCTCTAAATCTCTTTGACTGCCAGTTCTTAAATGAAGATAGCTCATCGATTACAACCATGTCGTAATCAAATGGAAGATTGCTTTTCTCAATCAGCCATTGAAGATTCTCACGATTGATAATGTACATATCTGCTTTGGCTTTTAGTGCCGTAAGCCTGTCGGCTTCTGTTCCAACTGCTATGGAGTACTTCAAATCCTGTAGATGCTCCCACTTGGCTATTTCTGCTGACCAGGTATTTCTTGCCACTCTTAACGGTGCTACCACTAAAACCTTGTGTATCTCGAAGTAATCAAATAACAAGTCAACTATTGCAGTCAGAGTAATACTTGTTTTTCCCAGACCCATATCTAAAAGGACTGCTGCAATGGGATGTGTTTTGATATATTCGATAGCATATTGCTGGTAGCTATGTGGATTGTATTGCATCAATAATCCCTCCGATCTTTTCTACCGAATCTAACACATATACTTTAAATCCCAATTGACAAAGTAACTTATGTCTAGTAAGCTGCAACGGTCTTTGTTTCTCACCAGGTGCTTTCACTTCCACAAATCCAAACTTTCCTCCCGGAAGTAATATCAATCTGTCCGGCATACCCGAAAAGCTAGGTGATGTAAACTTCGGGCAAATACCACCTTTGGCTTTAACTGCTACAACAAGTTTTTGTTCTATAATCTTCTCACGCATTTTCTCGCATACCTTTCCATCAAGATTATTGGGGTGTGGAGGTCTTTGGAGGCTGATTCTATAACTTTATATATAGGCTATTTTTTTACCCCTATAAGAAAGTTTATATATCAAGTTCCATAGACCTCCACACATAGTTAAAAAGCCTTATACTTCAAGGAATTCCGGCTTCAGCTTTAGTCCCAGAATTAGATTATTATCACGGGTTCTTTTACGGTCGAATCCGGCTGTTTCCAGCGCTGCATAGAAATCTGCTGTACCGCGAATAAACTCACCCACCTGCATGCAATAAGTGCGGTATGAGCTATAAACTTCACTAGACTTTGCACTATAAGAATTATCCACTTCGCAGCAGTCAGTTAGATAATGTGAAAGCCAATCATTATTTTCCTTATATGACTGAATTGCAGCCTTTACCTTCTCTGGTGCTTCAATCTTGAATTTATGTCCGATTACCTTCGTAGCACCTTCAATCACCCAAGAAAGAATTGCGCCTCCTGCATTTTCAAGTAAATAATCTGCATAGTTCTTCACATCTGCGTTGCCTTCTATCTTTGCACTAAAAGGAATTACAATCAGACGACGCCAGGTGCCTCTATCGATAGCTCCGACCTTCGGAAGATGGTTGGTATAAAGCACTAGTGTATGGCTTGGAATATAGCTGAATGGATCCTTGTACTTCTTCTCTGCGTAAATCTCATCGGTAGAACACAACTGTTTCACATTTGATGTATTTAGGCGCATTCCTTCCTCCATCTCAGCAGCAATTATCAATCTCTTTCCCTTTGCTTCAGCTAATTCCGGCTTTACATTTCTACGGCATCCAACTGTCAACATATCAGCAGAAATATTACCGCTGTAAGAACCAAGTACTCTAGCAATTACATTCCAGAAGGTTGACTTACCATTACGACCTTCCCCATAGGCAATAATCAGTGCTTCCACATATACTTTTCCTATGGAAGCAAGGCCTACAATCTCCTGAACATAATGGATGAGATCTAAATCGCCACAGAAGAATGTATCTAGAGCAGCTTCCCATAGATCAACTCCTTCCGTATCAGGATCCACCGTTGTCTGTTTTGTAATAAAATCAAGTGGATCATGCTTCATAACAGAACCTAATCCTTTACGTAGGTCATATGTTCCGGATGGTGTATTTAATAGAAACTCATCTGCATCCAAATTACACTGCTCTATCTCCAACATTGGGCGAGCTTCTTTTAAGGCAGATGAGATGTATTTGGAATCGCGACGCTTAATGGCATAATTGCGATAAAGCTGTGCGGTCTGGTATTTCTCAAAGGAATGCCTTTGCTGTTCATTAAAAGCTGATGCTGCTTTCTTAGGTCCCATTGCAACAAGCATCTCCCAAGCACCATTTTGCAGCATTTCATTCGTAGCCTTCTGCATCTCTGCTTCCGCTTCCTCCAACTGCCTTGCTGTTAGTTCCTGTGCCACTGCCTGAGACTTTGGCTTTGACTCCTCCCAGTAGCTTCCGTTGTAGACGATGTAATCTGTGGATGGCGAATAACGTAAACTCTCCAAATATTCTCTTGATAAAACAATCGCCTGACCTACATCGGAAAAATCGTCCGGCTTTAACTTCATATCTGTGTTGTACTGTTCTGGTGGAATGTAGCTCTCCTGAGAAGATACATATTTCCCAAACTTTACAGCACTGTTCCAGATAGTCTTTAATTCTGTTTCTTCCAGAGGTGGATTGCACTTCTCTGCCTTCTTTAGAAAAATAGCATATGCCTCATCGGTGTTCCCATAACGAACAACGAGTTTACCTGCTATACCCGACATCGTATTATTTCGATTTCCTTCTAGAATTTCATCCTGCGAATTATCCCATTCTTCAAATTTATTATCTTGCAGAAAGTCTACAATACTTTTATCTCCTCTGTAGAGTTCTACCTCAGCATTGGCTGTTCCAAATAAAAATCTGGCGCTATCAAGAGCATTGTTATCAAAATAAGGGAAACACGATGTGATCTCCTTTTTTAACGCTGAGTATATTTTTGCATCTGTTACTGGAGGTATTGGAAAGAACACATGAAATCTTGGACGTGGTGACCTACTGTCCTTCTGTAGCATATTGCTTCTACTGTAAACAACAGCAAAAGCAACATTAGGGAAGGCAAACGCAACTTCTAGTGGTGTTACCCAGTCATCCGGATTATCTGAATGATCATTATCACAATCGAGAGGTACATTATCCGCCCTGATGAAATTCAGGTTACTACGATAATTTCCCTTATACTCTGCCGAAACATGGTCATGTGCAGCCGCTTGCTTCAGAGAGGCTTCATCTGTAATTACTGTCTTATGAGGATAAACACAATTTGATTGACTCCCCACACTGTCTGATGTATACAAAGTAAATTGCTTCATCTGGTCACCTCCTTAAAGTCCTCCGTAAAATAACGGATTCTCATGCGTTTTCGTTTGGCCCTTAGAATTTCAGCTGCCATACCTTCCGATATCCTTCCTCCAAACACCCACAATTCTGCACATCTTCCCAGCAGTACCATGTTCATGAACATTGCCAATTCCCTCTCGGTGGCTTCATCCATAAATTGCGGAAACAACAGATGTGGGGCAATTGGTATTACTCCCATGTTTACTGCAAATCTGCTATACTCTCTGGCCTTCATGGTATTCCATTCCTCATTTCCAGCGTAAGGAGAGCAGATATAAACAAGTGGCCTGTAATTACTCTTTCTTTCTTCACGCTCTATGCCATTGATCGCTTCAAAGGGTACAGGGTCTTTGTAGCCTTCTGAGTTATATAAGCCAATTCCCAAGGTCTCACCTCCTTCAAAAATATTCGAGGACAAAATATCCCCCTAACTTCCTAAGGACAGAACCCTTGCTTTTGGACGGATAATTTGCAAACTTTTTATTTCAGAATCGCTTCCTTTATATAAGCGAAAAACCAAGTAGAAAAAGTTTCAAAACTATCCGTCCATTTATTTGTTTTCTGTCCTTAGGAAGTTAGAGGGACATGAGTCCGAAAAGATTTTAAATAAGTTACAAGATTATCCGTCCAAGACTCAGACTTCTGTCCTTAAGAAATTAGAGAGGTAATTAACCCTCGGAAAGGCGGTGCTACTTATGCAGTCTGAAACAACTGCAGGTGCTGAGAGCAAAAAGGACATCGGCTTAGATGAAGAACTTGCAGATGTACTAATCGCAATCAGTGTCATATCAAAACGACTTGCAAGGAAATTAACCGAGCAAGAACCATCAAATAGGGAAGGAGAAAACAAGCATGAGTAAGATGAGCGAACTATCCGCAGAACTTGATGAGTTAAGGAGATGTGGTGAAATCTTAATTGGAATTTCAGATACTCTGAAAGAATTATTTTCTACGGATGTAGAAGAAAAAGCTACAAGTAAGCCTAAGAATCAGAAAGCTTCGACAAAAGTACCACCAGAACCTGCAAAGAGGTCAATCTCTCTTACCGATGTCCGAGCAATACTTGCGGAGAAGTCACGCAATGGATACACAGCAGATGTTAAAGCTCTTCTATTAAAGTTTGGAGCAAACAAACTATCAGACATCAACCCTGATGACTATGAAGCTTTACTCGCAGATGCGGAGGTGTTAGGAAATGCCTAAACATGCATTACTCTCCGCTTCGTCCAGCCACAGATGGCTGCAATGCCCACCTTCAGCAAAGTTATGTGCTGAAGAGGATAACAAATCCAGTCCTTACGCACAAGAAGGTACGGATGCACATAGCCTCTGTCAGTTTAAATTAGAACAGGCACTCGGTATAAACACAAAAGACCCTACGGAGAATTTGGATTACTACAATGGGGAGATGGAAAACTGTGCTGAAGAATATGCTTCATTCGTCATACAGCAATTGGCGGAAGCAAAGCGCTATTGTTCTGATCCTGTAATCTTAATCGAACAGCATCTCGACTTCTCTAAATATGTAGAGAATGGATTTGGAACAGGTGACTGTGTAATCGTTGCTGATGGTATTCTTCAAGTCATCGATTACAAACACGGACTTGGAATACTGGTGTCAGCTGAAGAGAACCCACAGATGATGTGTTATGCTCTTGGAGCTATAGAACTCTTCGATGGTATCTACGATATCGATACCGTTAAGATGACAATCTTCCAACCACGGAGGGACAATATCAGCACCTACACCTTGTCAAAGGAAGAACTAATAACTTGGGGTAATGAGGTACTCTCTCCTATCGCAAAACTGGCCTATGCGGGTGAGGGTGAATTTAAGGCCGGTGACCACTGCCAGTTCTGTAAGATTAAGGCTACCTGTCGTAAGCGTGCCGAATACAACCTTGAACTAGCAAAGTATGACTTTGAGATGCCTCCCAATTTAGATGACACAGAAATAAGTGTTATTCTCACCAAGGTAGATAACCTTGTCACCTGGGTCAATGACATAAAGGAATATGCATTACAACAAGCACTTAGTGGCACAAAGTACGATGGCTTTAAAGTTGTTGAGGGACGCTCAACCAGAAAATACACCGATGAACAGGCGGTTGCAGATGCCGTAAAATCAGCAGGTTTTGACCCATATGAAAATAAGCTCTTAGGTATTACAGCCATGACTTCAGTTCTTGGCAAAAAGAAATTCGAAGAAATTCTAGGAAGCCTTGTAAACAAGGCTCCAGGTAAACCAACTCTTGTTCCGGAGAATGATAAGCGTCCGGAATTTAACACAGCACAAATTGATTTTAAATAAGGAGGACAATAATATGTCAAACGTAGCAAATCCAACGAAAGTGATTACCGGTCCACAAACAAGATGGTCATATGCAAATGTATGGGATGCAAAGTCAATCAATGGAGGTACACCGAAGTATAGCGTTAGCCTTATAATTCCAAAGTCTGATACCAAGACAGTTGCGCTAATAAAGACAGCCATTGAAGCAGCGTATAAGGAAGGTGAGTCAAAGTTAAAGGGTAATGGTAAAACAGTCCCTGCTCTTTCCGTTCTTAAAACTCCTCTTCGTGATGGCGATGTAGAAAGACCAGATGACCCTACTTATGCAAATGCATATTTCATCAATGCCAATAGTGCTACTGCACCGGGTATTGTTGATGCAAATTGCAATCCAATCATTGACCGTTCTGAAGTTTATTCAGGAGTATATGGCAGAGCCTCCATCAACTTATACGCCTTCAATTCAAATGGAAATCGAGGAATTGCGTGCGGATTGAATAATCTTCAGAAGATTTCAGACGGAGAACCTTTGGGTGGTAAGTCTCGTGCAGAGGATGATTTCTCTACAGATGACGATGATGATTTTCTTTCATAGAAGTAACCCATTAATCTTGACAGGGGCGGTGGCTATGCTGCCGCCCTTTTACATTAAGGATGGTGAATATTATGAGTAAAATCAGTACATTGTCTATCGACCTAGAGACCTTTTCTGATGTAGATTTAAAGAAATGTGGTATGTACAAATATGCAGAGTCACCCAACTTTGAAATACTTCTTTTTGCTTACTCCATCAATGGTGGCGAGGTTGTCGTTATCGATCTAGCTAATGATGAGAAAGTTCCTACAGAGGTAATTATTGCTCTTTCAGACAAAGAAGTTATAAAGTGGGCATATAATGCTGCTTTTGAACGTATCTGTTTGTCTGAATGGCTTAGAAGAAATTACCCTGAATATTTCATTAGCTACAATACCAGTGATGACACGGTCGGTAATTACTTAGATCCATCCTCGTGGAGATGCTCTATGGTATGGTCGGCATATCTTGGATTACCATTATCCCTTGAAGGTGTGGGAGCAGTGCTTGGATTGGAAGAACAGAAAATGAAAGAAGGAAAAGACCTTATCCGCTATTTTTGTGTTCCATGTAAGCCTACAAAATCAAACGGTGGTCGTACTAGAAATCTTCCTATCCATGACGAAAATAAATGGAATACATTCATCTCCTACAACCGCAAGGATGTTACAGTTGAAATGTCCATTCAGAAAAAGCTGTCCAAATTTCCTGTGCCTGAGTTTATTTGGAAAGAATATCATTTAGACCAAAAGATAAATGATAGAGGAATTGCTATTGATATGGACATCGTTGAACAGGCGATTATGATGGATGAGCGTTCCAAAGAAGAACTATCAGAGGAAATGAAGAAACTAACTAACCTGGATAATCCCAATTCAGTAATACAGATGAAACAATGGTTATCTGATAATGGATTGGAAACCGATACTCTTGGGAAGAAAGCTGTAGCAGAAATGCTAAAGGATGCTCCAGCGGAACTAGCTGATGTTCTTACTCTTCGCCAACAACTTGCCAAGTCAAGTATAAAGAAATATCAAGCCATGCAAAATGCCGTATGTTCTGACAGCCGGGCAAGAGGAATGTTTCAGTTCTATGGAGCTAATCGAAGTGGAAGGTGGGCAGGGCGTATCATTCAACTACAAAACCTTCCTCAGAATCATATACCTGATTTGGAGCAAGCTCGTAGCCTTGTAAAGTGTGGTAACTATGATGCATTAGAAATGCTATATAATTCAGTGCCAGAAGTATTATCAGAACTTATCCGTACCGCATTCATCCCAAAGGCTGGATATAAGTTTGTTGTAGTCGACTATAGCGCAATTGAAGCAAGGGTGCTCTCATATCTGGCACAGGAGTCGTGGAGAAATAAAGTATTTGCAAATAATGATGATATTTATTGTGCTAGTGCTTCTGCAATGTTTGGTGTTCCAGTTGAAAAGCATGGTCAAAATAGTCACCTTCGCCAAAAGGGTAAAATAGCTGAACTTGCTTTAGGATATGGCGGTTCGTGCGGCGCTCTTAAATCAATGGGAGCCTTAGATATGGGCATTTCCGAAGAAGAACTACAACCTCTAGTTGATGCATGGAGAACATCAAATCCCAACATTGTACAGCTGTGGTGGGATGTTGATACAGCAGTCAAAAATGCCATTATGCAAAAAACCATCACCGAAACTCACGGTATCAGCTTTATTTATCAAAGCGGTATGCTCTTCATCAAACTTCCATCTGGTAGAAAGCTAACTTATGTAAAGCCTAAGATTGGTATAAACAGGTTTGGTGGAGAAGCCGTAACCTACGAAGGTATCGGGGCAACAAAGAAGTGGGAGCGAATAGAATCATATGGTGCCAAATTTGTGGAAAACATTGTGCAAGCGATCTCAAGAGATATTCTTAGCTACGCAATGCAAACACTCTCCCACTCTTTTATCTGCGGCCACATTCATGATGAATTAATTATCGAATGTCCCATGGATGAATCCCTTGATGTTATCTGTGAACAGATGGGAAGAACTCCTCCATGGATAAAAGGTCTATTATTAAGAGCTGATGGCTTTGAGACTGCGTTTTATAGAAAAGATTAAAACGGAATGGTAGCAACACTGATTCCATGTAGTGCTGCTACCATTTGAATTAAATCATGTTATCCAATAAATCCATCACTATTACTTTAATCTTTGCTACCTTATCTGTGACTGTGCTCTTTCCCATTCCAATCTCATCCGCAATTTCCCTATGGCTAAATCCATCAGATAATAACTGAAGTATTTTACCGTAGTTCGGGTCGATTTCCTGTACACGACTTATCAGTTCATTCAGCATACTTAGATAGATATCTGCTGCACCATATGTAAGTGGTGCTACCGCTTCGAAATCCGTTTCTTCATAATCTTCATTTTCTGCTGCTAGGCAACTAAATGTTAATGTTCCAAAATTCTTCTTGTCCAATGAATTGGCATATGGACACTGACTGCATTTTTTTCTTTCTGGGCAGCGAATCAGTTTTCCTTTTCCATTGCTAACTTCACAACGTTTATCACGATCCTCTGCTTTAAACTCCGCTGAATAGGAACTCATCATAGCATTGTACTGTGCCTTAGTTCCTGGAACTAATACCACATCCACTAATCTGTTACCAATTCTCCATTTTCTAATCTGAGATTCCTTAACACCCGCGATCATCCCATGTTCTTCGACTGAATCCCTATCAATAATCATTGGGATTAATACCTGTACCTCTTGATTTACTCTGATTTCCATACATTGTCTCTCTTTCCGACCGAGAGAGACTGAGGTAAGGGGGATACCTTTTGACCTTGGATAGAAGCATCCCAAGACCAGGCATTAGAAAAAGAGCGCAGGAAATTATAGGGGTACTTCCATCTGCTTTTTCATAACTGTCATAATGACAGCTATTTCTAAAGCAATATGGTCATATCCACCTTCCCAGCGCTCTGTCAGGTCTATATGAATTTTTTTAACGGATAAAAGAACTATAGCTAGTACTATTCCGTTGTGATCTAATTCTACTTCAAATTAATTAGAGACACACGGACATGGGATGTCCTATTTTCTTGTACAAAAAAATACCCGTATAATTAATACGAGCCATACAAAAAAGAGCCATAACATCTAAATTATCAATGATGCTATGGCTCTACATATAATATAAAATTTTAATTATCATCCTTATCTCTTTCTGTCCTTTTCTTAATCTTCTGTCTGATTGTATAGCTTAATAATTTCCTTTCGATATTAATAAAAACAGACATGGCATGTCCATACAAAAATTATTTTATTGATCTATTATTTCGTCCGAGTTGTTTTAAGTTCTGTGCTTCGAGCATATTATTACATTCATGAATAGATTTTGTATAACAGGAAGTTAATAAAAATTGATACATAATATGTTGCTCCGTCATCATAAAGGATTTCCCGGATGCTTTTAACAAACAGCCACTTAAAACAGGTGGTAATTGCATACCAATTGATAACTGAATCACTGTTTCTATTGTAACATTATCTGGCTCGTCATTTCGTAATCTTTGAATCGTTTTCTCACTAATGCTTGCTGCCTCCGCCAATTTTTCTTCCGTCATCCCAGACCAATCGATTAAAGCATTCAGTGTTCCCGAAAACGTTGCTGGTAACATTCTAGCAACATTCAGTAACTCTGTATTATATTTTTTTATCATAACTGCTTGGTTAGGATTTTCTTTATTATCAGATGAATAATGGGCTTCAAAAACTATATTTGAAGCTGCATCCCTATAGAGAACGCATTCTGTAAAAAACTCCTCTCCATATTTGTTGAGCGACTTAATCCTCAAATCAAAGACTAGGCAACATTCATCCATATGGAATCTAGCATAGTCAGTTAATTCAGTTTCTCCTTGTTCATTTACAGTAATGTATTTAGGATGATTAAAGCAAAAATGAGAATCCACAAATAAATAATTCCCACTTTCTAGCTTCTTCTTTAGTTCTGGATTAAATGCACTTTCAATTAATGCATCTTTTATACTGATGGAAAATGTCTGATCTTTTCGAATAAAACCGTTCTTAAAACAATGGGGTCTGACATAACGGCCGTCAACATAGGTAAAAACGCCAATTGCTTCATCATAACCCACATCAACCATTCTTATTTTTGCCGCACATCGTGATACACCATAAAACAGCGCTATCTCATCAATGATGCATTCCATCATATCAATCAAGTGAATATTTCCTATTTCATCTCGATGTTTACGAATTAATTCATGTACCTTCATTTTAAATGGAGCAAGTGGCATTTGAATTCTTGGGGCTAGTGAATTTGCCTGCCATTCCATCCATCCGGTTGCATCTCTATCATTGTCTTTTATGCCACCAACTACCTGGCATTTAATCTGTGTAGCACTGCTATTATATAACCGTTCTAGTTCAAATGCTTTTCTATGTAAATCCCAATGTACGCATTCATGTACTATGGTGTTATTAACGGAACCAAGATTGCGAAGGAAATATGCCTTCGGATCAACTAAGATAGTACGTGCTTCTATCTGGGCTTGTACCATTTTATCATTACTTTTATCATAAAACTCTGCATCACATCCATGAAAGTATATTTGTCCAAATACTGAGAAGTCTTTCGTAATGTCTCTCACAATTATAGAAAGCCCCATTTTTTCTGCTAAAATATGTGGTTCCACTGCTATAGGGGTTTTCAGTGCCTCAGGGTAACACCTCCGCAGGAAGTCTGTAGCAACGGTTTCAAGTTCATCCTTAGTAATGATAGGAACAAGTGAATCCGACAGAGGTTTTGATTGCTTATTTTTACTAATATATTCAGCTACACTAGAGATCGAGAAATCATCCAAATTGCTATCCAAATCTCCAGAGCACTTCAGCATAAACCATTGGGTACAATATTCAGTCTCATCATAATGATAATCCGATTCACGGACTTCCAATTCTGCTGCTACAACAACATGGCATTCTATTCTCATATCCGGCAAATCACTAATCGATAACAATTTCACCTCTATATCTGATAATTCTATACCACCAATATTTCGGATTCTATAAAGCCTTAAATCTAATCTATCATAATTTTCCTCAACATAGCTTTGAATGGCATTGAATAAGTCATTTTCAAATCTATCTGCAACATAGTCTGTAAATGAATGATTACCTGCCAAGGCACCCACCCCCTTATCTCCGTACACTAGATCAATAATATCCTATTTCGTAACAATATTTGTACCGCTAATTTCGTCAATGAAATCCTGCCACTGTGCTCTGGAGATATTTAGGTCACGAGCTTTGCGTAGAGCAACTCGAGCTATCTCCGTCTTTCCTATGTATTCGATTAAATCGGGGAAAATATCATTCCTACTTTTTCCAGCCAAGTCATAGAAGAAATCTATGTCATCCCCTGATATCCTTAGTATCTCAATCATTCTTTCAAGATACTTTTCCGGTGCATAACGATTCCCTTTTTCAATATCACTTAGATATACCGGCGTCATACCCAGTTCTTGAGCTAGTCCACGTATGGACTTTCCTAGTATTTCTCTACGTGCTTTAATATACTCTCCAAACGATTCATAGCAATCGTTGGAAACTAATTTAGTCATCATGTACTTTTATCCACCTTTTCAATAATATGTAAGCTTTCATGCTTACATTGTATCAGGGTAAATATCGCTTGTCAATGATTTACATTCTTATTATTTTTTATTAGCACATTATATATAGAGAAAGGAAGCGATATTCAACACTTTATCACCTCCTGGTCTTAAATAAATGTAAACTTGAAATACATTTTTCTTATAATTCTATCATATGCTCCCACCTTAGGACAAAAGTTTTTCAAAATACTGATATGTATTGACCATAGTATTTGAACTTTTACTAACAAGTTCAAATTCCCAGTCCTTAGATAAGCTCAGTTCCAATTGATGATAAAACCTGTCTCGTGGTTCAGCACTTGCAATCTTGTTTTTGTCATAAAATGCAGATTTATTTCCATCCAGACTCGGAAATATAATACCAACATCTTCACAATTATACATTAGACTGTATGCCAAAAGCTGTAATCGATCACTTCTTGAATTCCGGACATTATTAATGTTCTTATACTTAACATCAAAAACTAATGTCTTTCCGTTTACTGTATTCTGTATTATAATGTCAGGCTTAACTATTCCACCTATATAGTTAGCTGTATCTTTGCTTGAATTCTCAAAAACCTTAGATTTAAAATCATATTTTAAAATATGGATTCCTGATGCTTCTGATAAATAAGATTGAATACCTACTTTTTTTAAATATGCGCGTACATACATCTCAAATAGTTTATTCATTGATACCGCATAAGGTACGACATAACTTGTTACCTTTGAAGTACCATTCGATTCTAAAGTAATCTCATTTAATACCATCTTAGCAACACTTATGACGGGTTTATAATATGCATAGCATCCCGTTGTTTTTATACCATTTGTATCACGTTGAGTAATTTTCTTCAATGAAACATGGCCTAACGCATTATGGCAGTACGCAATCATTTCCTTATAGGAATTCTCTCGACTACTTGTTGAGCCAAAGTATTTATTCAGAAACTGAAATGATTTTTGTAATGCAGCACGAAGTATCTGATTTTCTGTTATGTCTTCAGAATACCTAAGATACTTACAATACAAACGATCATCTCTGCCTCTAATACTATTATTTCTAATATTCTCATTAAATAAAACTTTTCCTTTTACTTTACCCACAAGGTTTTCTTCTGTGCTGATCATTTTTCCCATTAATGGACGTCTGCATAAATCCTTTAACAATGATATAAAAACGGTTGATGTCAAAATACTGCTTTCTCTAGCTATATTGTCAGTAATATAAATAGGAGCTTCTTTATCAAAGAAATGAAATACCTCATTCTTTTCAAGGTTCTCAATATCTTTTTCAATTGTGGATATTCTTACAGTCTGTGGAGCAAGGTATCGTTCAAACTCATCATCATCTTTAATTGTGTTTAACATTTCAACAACAGAAATAGGAAATCGAGGCTCTATCTTTAATACTACATCGTTCCCATCCTTAGATAATAAGTTTTTACCATTGACTCCCTTTAATCGGCAAACTCCAACGTAATTTGAAGAATAGATTTGATTATTATACTTTCTGATACCTAAATTAACAGGTTCTTCATTTACAGAAAAGTAAATCATATCTGTATCTACTTTCTCTTCTAACTGCTCCATTGGACTGTTGTCATATGTGTAGAAAATCCACTGTTCATTTGTTCCTTTAATCCAGCGGTTTATTCGTTCCATAATTTTTCTCCTATGATACAGCTTCCGCAATTATATCGTCAAAAATTTGTTTTACTGTATTCTCATCGTTATTTATATTAATTCTACCAGATATACAATTTAATAAACCAGACAAGCTATCCCCAGTTGACTCAGATTCTTCAAACTGGAACATTCCATCCTTATGATATTCTCTAAGTATAGGCACTATCTGATACTTAAAACGTAAATATAACTGTTCCTCAGAGTCTACCAAGAAATATGTATGACCAATCTGAACATCTTCCTTGAAGTATTCAGAATTTAGATTTACGCTATCAAATAACCTAGAAACCTTGTTAAATAGCTTCAATGCCTTTTCATTTATTTCTTTTTGTGTGTCAATCTCTGATTGCATTGTTAATGATTCAAGATTGAATTCTTTAATAGCTATATCATCCGGTAATAAAGAAAAGAAGAGGAATCTTCTACGAATTGCATAGTCTATGCCACCAATGGATTTGTCAGCGGTATTCATGGTACCGATAAGATATAAATTGTCTGGTAATGAAATTTTGTTTGATTTGTCGACAGTATAAGGTGTTGACACACCTTCTTTACGATATTCCAAACCATATATTAATTCTCCAAATACAGTAGCAAGATTTGCTCTATTTATCTCATCAATGATGAGAAAGAATTTTGTATTTTTATGTTCTTCTTTTGATGCAACTGATGCCATTTTTCCCAATATTTTGTTAACAGTATCGTACGAGATATAAGATCCTGTTCCTGATGTATTCTTTATTGTGGAGACCTCGATTCCCCTTACAAAATCCTCATATCCATAAGAAGGGTGAAACTGAACAATATCCCATGCAATTGTAGGCTGTTTTCCAGGATTTGTTTTATTCCATTCAGTCATTTCACTTACATCATCATAGTTGATAATCTGTAAAGCATTAAGCTCCTCATTAGTCAAAAATTCATCATTATCTAAACCCTTTCCAATATACTTTAGCATACCCCTTGTAGAAAATGTCTTTGATGTTCCCGGAGGTCCTTGCATTATCATTTGATGTATATTCAACTTTGTCATTGTATCTATGTATTCTTTATATTTTGTATTAGTAATCACTTTATACACTCCTTCCACTTTAATATTTTGTCCTCCAAAAGAAAGCAATTCACCTCTATTCGCCCATAACAATTGTAATGATCCAATTGCTTCTCGTACCTCTTTATTTGCTGCTGCGTTATCATCTGCATTTCCTGATGATGGAATGATACTACGATTTTTTTCTACAAAACCATTCCATTCTTCTAGTGCAAACATTCTAAGTAGAGCAATATTATTATCAGTAGGCCATTCCTCTAAATAAAGCTTACAATTTTTCACAAATCGTTGATAATAATTTTTAAGAATCAAAAATAAAACAGTATTTGGCGATGTAGAGTTTTTCTCATTTACATAATCATCTTTGAGTATATCTTCACTCCATCGGTTATATTCTTTGGGTTGCATTTCACCAGCTATTGAGTAGTCTTCTCCCTCAATTTTAATAACATCAGCTGATTTATACAGGTTTCTATTCCCTAAAAGGTAAAGACTACTATCCGCTTTTTTTACAAAAAGATATCCATTGATCTTTGTAGCTCCGTTTATACCTATTCTTAGAAGAACATTTGAATTAAATAGAATAGCATCTTCTATATCTGTATCAGATAACAACCCTTGTTCTTTTATTCTTGATACTAAATTAATCAGTGGTCTATGAGTAACAGCTTCATTTTCAAACTTACTTTTATCTACACTTTTTACTTTTAACTCAATTAAATTCGATTCGCTGAAACTATAATCCTTTGTATACTTGCTAATAACAATTTTTTTCAAAATGTTGATATCAGATGTTGCTGATTTCTCTAGTATTCCTTCTTTAACATACTGCATTAGTAATGGTATAATCTGATATTTTATTCGAGATAAAATATCCCTTTCTTGAAACAAACCATGACCCAATATATAACGATTTTTCTCAGACTCAGACACTCGGAATCTATAAGAAAGATTATCATTAACAATTCTTTTCACCCTATTATATAATGCATTCGGACTAACATCTGTAGTAGCTGTAGTCATAGCTGATGCTGCGTCATCCATATACTTGTAATCACTCTCAATTGTAATACTATAGAATCTTCTAGCAAAAGCATAATGAGTCTGCTCAAGACTTTCGATCATGGTATTCTTTGTTGCAATTATATAGATGTTAGGGGTCAGTAGTATTTTTATACCATCGCGTGTATTAACAAAATAATTTTCATTACCATGTGGTTCAATAAGTGTTAGAACATCACCTAAAATACCTGAGATAAAACCTCTATTTATATCGTCAAGTATTAGAAAATACTTCTTGTTTTCTTTTTTAACCCAGCTATCATTTGCCATTTTAACCATTGACAGAAAAATCTTATCTTGATACTCGAAAGATATTCCATCATTTTCTGTTTGCATAGAAATGCCACAAATAAAATCATCATAAGAATATGATGGATGTATTGAAACTATCTCACTATGAATATAATATTCTGCTTTCCCAGGAGGTAATTTACCCTGGTTATCATATTTAGCATTAGAACAAGATGCGACAACTTGTTTAGCTATATAAGTTTTACCAGTAGCAATTCCACCTTCTATAAGCAAATATTTATTTTTGTCAATGATTGAACATAACTTACTTACTAATAATTTTGCTGTATGTGTCATCATTCACTCCTTATATATTATCTAATAAATCTGCTAAAGCTAATGAAATCTTTTTTGCTAACAATGGGGGAACAGCATTTCCTATCATCTGATATGCGTCTCCTCGGCTTCCAATAAACTCAAAATCATCATCAAAGGATTGTAATCTTGCAGCTTCTCTTGGAGTAATAGTTCTGCATTGTTTTGGATCATAATGAATAAATCTATTTCCGTCTTTATACAAATGCGCAATAATAGTTGTGCTTGGCTCGTCCTTTCTTAGTACATGATATCGATGTATTGGAGACTTCGATCCGACCTTTTCTTCATATAGTCTACTTAATGCCTTACTATTAGTGTATTCATTTCTTCCAGACTCAATATCTTCGGCCAGCATTCCAAAAATTTTCATGTCCCTTATACTGTGATATCTCGATTCATGCCATGTAATATGTGTGTTTGGTATTGTATAAGCTTCCTTATTTTTATGCTTTTCTTCATCAAATGTAGGATAAATAGGTGGTAAATCTCCAATAGCATCTGCAACGGTTTTCTTAACCTTTACTTTATATTTGGGTAGTATTTCTGCATAATACTTGTGTAGAAGCTCTTGAGGGTCATCAACTATTCCTCGTCTAATTCCTAATATAATTATTCTATTTCTTGATTGTGGTACGCCATAATCACTTGCATCAATTTTAGCGTATTTCTTTATATTATCTACAATCTCATACCCAATTCCGTTAAATCCATCTCTTATTAATTTTGTAATGGGTGTACCATCAGGAATTGCACTTAAAATTCCTGGCACGTTTTCAAAAACAAACACCTTTGGTTTATATCTATCTACTACACTAAGATAATGTTCAAAAAGATAGTTACGATAATCATCCTTCATACCATTTTCATCACGTACTCGTCCTGCAACAGAATATGCTTGACATGGAGGGCCTCCAATTATTACATCAATGCCCTTAGCCTTATTAACATGGTAATCTAAACCTTTATTTTGACCATACACCTCATCCTTCCATCCATAGAATAATTCATCTTCTCTTTGAATATCAAAATGAAGAACTCTCTGTTTAGCACTTTTTATTTTCCATTTCGTCTCCAGTCTATGTATCAGAGTATCTACCTGTGGCTTCAACCATTCAACTGCTGCTATATCCCTATATCGTTTGCTTTGCAGAAAACCATCTTCAAGCCCACCACATCCAGCAAACAAATCAATAAATTTATATTTTCTGCTCATTCTTTTCTAACCTCGCAAGTATTCTTTCAGTTTTGTAGCTAAAACATACCCCAATATTGGTGGAACAGCATTTCCTACCTGTTTATATTGTTGCGATTTATTGCCATAGAAGATAAAGTCATCTGGAAAACTCTGTAGTCGTGCACTTTCTCTTACCGTTGGTATTCTATTATACTTATAATGAAAATGAGAACGATGTCCTGTATTTATTGTCAAAGACGGTTTTTTACTATGATAGCGTGTCAACGCTTCGTTATATTTATATAACCCTCTATATTCTTCTGGTAATGCTTTATAATTTTTACCTTCTGGAACAAGTGATATCATTTTCTTTGTTTTTTCAATTGGGATACTCCCTATATGATTTAAAACAACACCTGAATTTACACGCATTTTCCTCTGATAATCATTTTCCACTGGCTTTGCATACTCTTGTATCTCTTCTCCGTAGATTATCTCTCCTTCATCTGTTTGCAAGGAAGGTAGATCCCCAATAGCATCTTCGCATGTAATATAATTTTCTTTATCTAAAATTGCTTCTGGAAATTCAAATTCATTGTCGGTATCTCTTAGCCCAACAAAGAAGACTCTCCTTCTAATTTGAGGGATTCCATAATCAGGCGCATATAGTAATTTTGGTGTCATTTTATATCCAATCTCCTTAAAGTCTTGAATAATTCTTTTTGCACCAATACCTCCATTTGTTTGAACCATACCTGGAACATTTTCTAAAACTACAGCTTGTGGTTTTAATCTATCAGCAAGTTTTACCATTGCCAAGTATAATGAATTTCTTTTATCATTCATATCTCTAGGTCCTGCAATAGAAAAGCCTTGACATGGAGGTCCACCTACTAAAACGTCCAGTTCTATATTTTTTTCTTTTATTAGACTTACAATTTTATCTATATTGCTATGATCATACAAATCCAACTTTATTGCTTCTGCATTACCATGATTCTCTTTGAAGGTCTTTAATGCTGCTTCGTCAAAATCTACACCAAGTATTATGTCATACCCGGCATCGTAGAAGCCTCGAGATAGCCCACCAGCCCCAGAAAACATATCAACGCAAGTAAATTTCTTACTCAT